TACCCCAACGCACCTGTATTGGTAGTTGAAGGAGAGAAGACGGTTAAGGCCGCTTACGCATCACTAATGTCCAAGGGAAAGGAGATGGCTGTAGTCTCGTGGCCCTTGGGATGTAGTAACATACTGAAAGGTGACTGGAACGCTTTGAAAGGCAGAGAAGTTATATTATGGCCTGATAATGATGAAGCCGGTATAAAGGCTATGAACAAGATTAAGGAGATATTGGAGCATGGCTAATATAAAACTAGTTCACACAACAGAGTTCCCGAAAGGGTACGACGCCGCAGACTTAAGTCCTGATGAAGTCCTGAACAAAGTTCAAGAATCTCTAGAGTCTTCTCCTGTCATGGATCAGTTTATTTCCGGAGAGGATTTTGATAAACTTTCCAAGAATGTCGATGAGGGACAATCACTCACACACTTCAATAACATCGATTCCAGGGCTCCTTTCCCGCTTACTGGAGTGGTAGTAGTGGCTGGTAGGCCTGGCCATGGTAAATCCTCCTTGATGCGCAATATCGCACTTAGAAAGGCCCTTAATGGTGACAAGGTAGTTTACCTGTCTTATGAATACAGTCAACACAACGAAGTCCTAAACTTCATAAGTCTATATGAGAAGCGTAATGTTTCTTGGGGAGAGGTTGAAACCACTCCAGGCTATAAAAAAATTAAAAGCCTTCTAAAAAGAAACTTATTTATTTCCCACAAAATTAGTTCTATAGAGCAGATAAAAAGCGTGCTAAGTAAAGACTCCTTGCGAGGCAGTACTGTGTTCTTGGACTACATACAAAAAATAGGAAGCTCAGATAGCCGATCAGATCCAGCAGGATCAGAGCCTCAGATCCGGGCTATCTGTAATACCCTAAACTCTCTTGTTATTGAGAACGAGTTGTTGATAGTCGCAGGCTCTCAGTTAACTCAGTCCACCGAAAGGTCTCCAGCCTTCGACGTCGTTAAAGGGGGTAGGACGATTGAGGAGGTTTCTTCCTTATTGTTACGTATATGGAGACATAATGTGTCTATCAGTAGTTCCTTGAACGATATGATGTTCGCGTTAGATGATTATGACTTTACTATTGACGTACTAAAAAATCGAGAAAGCACTTCCGGAGACAGGATAGGACTTTATACCGCACACGGTATCGGGCTATCTGATAATAAGCCTAAAAAGGAGAAGAAATAATGAATAAAAAAGGGTTAAACATATTGTTCATGGACCTCGAAAACATAATGAGACCTGAACATATATTCCATCCGGGGAAACGAAGTAGGTTCGGTGGTAGGCAAGCGGGATTCTGTGCCGACCTAGCGTACATCCTTGTTTTTGGTTATAAGTGGTTAGGTCAAGAGGCCGAGTCTATACACTTAACCAAACGGCAGTTCAAGAAAAACCCCCTAACTGACGAACCTTTATTAAAACCCTCCTTAGATATTATGGAAAAAGCAGATGTTGTTGTTACGTGGTATGGAAGCGGTCACGATGTACCCTTCTTAAACACACGGCTCGCGCAACAAGGATTGTTCCTAGACCCAAAAATTAGGCATATAGACTTATTCAGAGTAGCCAGTAAACACCTAAGGTTGTCATCGAATAGTCTTAATAACACTTCTAAATACTTTGGAGTGGAACAAAAAACAAATATTAGCCCTAAACTGTGGGCAGACTGTTGGGCAGGTAATCATGATTCCTTGTTGGAGATGGCCTCTTATTGTGAACAAGATTGCGAGGTTTTATCTCAGGTCTATAATAAAATGCTAGGCCTTGGTATCAATCTTCCTCACGTAGGCCGCCACCTAGATCCTAACGCTCTTCTGTCCTGTCCCAGTTGCGGGGCCTCAGATTATACAGGTAAGGGACGCAGAGTTACTCGATTAAAGACATATCAGAGACTTATTTGTAAGAACTGCGGCACCTCTTATAAAGGCGAAGAACTGTAGAAAGGAGTAAGTATTTATGAAATATGATAAAGGTAAGTTAAAGTATGGATTGATTCCTCCTAAAGCATTAGCTTTGATTGCCGAGGCTCTCACTCACGGAGCAGAAAAATACAGCCCGTTTAATTGGAAGTCTGTGGAGTCTCATCGCTACGTAGACGCCACATATAGACACTTGGAGGCTGCACGGGCTGGTGAGAAGGTCGATAAAGATAGCGGATTACCTCACTTGGCCTTGGCCCTAACAAACATCATTTTTCTACTTGACAGACAAGAAGAAACCGGCCATAATGAATTTAGGTATGGAGGTTATGAAGACTCTGATGAAGAGTTAGATACAGAGGAAGAAGGGTAGGTACCAATGACAGAAAAAAACACAATTAGAGTCGCAGTACATACAGCTAGTGGATTCGCTTATATCGTGCGAGGAATCTCTGAGGTAGAGGAGGAAGAGAATGAAAGTTAAATTAATATCTAAGACAATGGGAGTGAGTGACGAGTTAGAAAGTCATGGCCCTCAGGACATTGTTTCGTATTGCGCTAGGGTAAGCAATCCAAGCAATCAAGATAACTTCGACACAGCCCCTAGGTTGTTGCGATTTTGTATGAAGCATGGACATGTATCAATTTTTGAAATGGCAGACTTCACCTTCGAGATCACAACGTCACGAGGTATTGCAGCACAGATCCTTAGACACAGACACTTCAACTTCCAAGAGTTTAGTCAGCGATACTCCGCAGCCCAAGCTTTTGAAGAGATTGAGCCTCGTCTACAGGATCCTACGAACAAACAGAACTCTACAGAGAATCTTGATCCCGATCTTAGTCTTTGGTTTCAGGAGGGGGTTAGAGATCTGGAGAAGCGTACGGAGAAGTTCTACAACCAGGCCCTTGAGTACGGTATTGCCAAAGAGCAGGCCAGATTTGTTCTTCCCTTGAGTACTCAGACTGTGTTGTACATGAAAGGATCTCTTCGCTCATGGATCCACTACTTAGCTTTACGTATGGGAGTGGAGACTCAGAAGGAACATAGGGAGATCGCTTACGCCATTCACGACATCCTTGTTAAAGAAGCGCCTGACGTAATGGCAACTCTTAAAGACTATAGTATATATCAATCAAACCCATACGGATGAGGTGATTATGATTATATACATACCAACACTTCATCACATAGGAGATATTGATCGTGTCTATTATACTACTATTACCTCTACTGACTGCGTTAACGAACCGAGTTCGAGGAGGTATGTTCGGTACCCGGATAAAGAAAACCATTCCTTTTTGGGGTACAAATACTGGAAGACTCTTGTACGCAGGGTCTATAGCAATACCTCTAAGTTTGTTTACAGGCAGTTGGGTTATTGGAGGCATTAACTTAGCCACAATCTTCTTAGGACAGGCTATATTAGGCTTTAGTCCTTGGCAGTGGATGCAGCAAAGGGACGACATGTTTAGAATGTCTTTGCGTGGAGTTATAGGAATAGGATTGTCGGCCATTACGGCTGCTTACTTCTTATCTGTCCCGGCTTCCTTAATCCTGTTAGTGACAGGGTTACTGATGGGCCCTATTTACTATGTCTCGGTACACAAACTACCTTTATTTCCTTTTTTGTCAGATACTGAGATAAAAGACAAAAACGACACTGCTGAGGTGCTCTATGGGTTTGTGACAGGTCTGGGATTTGTTGTATCAGTGTTGATTTAATAATGGAGTATTTATGCTAGAACTTATTTCCGGAGACGACCCACTTCTCCACAGACGCTTAAAGGATGTGGACTTAGAGAGATCAGAACTGACTGAACTTATTCAAGACATGTTAGGGGTCATGATTACCGAAGGAGGGGTCGGACTTGCTGCTAATCAAATCGGAGTAGATCAGCGAGTGGCAGTGGTCCTGGAATCACTTCACGACAATGTAACGGTCCTCTTAGACCCAGAAATAATAAAAAAGAGCGGATCTACTAAAATACGTAATGAGGGGTGCTTATCTTATCCTAATGAGATACTTCCTGTACCTAGATCTACTAAAATAACAGTACGGTATAGGGATATGGGAGGAGCTGTAGTAGAAACTACTTTTAAGGATTATGCAGCGCGGATTGTTCAACACGAGATAGATCACCTTAATGGAATCACCTTTAAAGACAGGAACAGAGACTATGAAAAAACTAGACTATAACGACTTAGTACCTCACTTCAAATATGCTAATCCTTCTATCTTAGCAGGGTTAGTTAAACATCAGGATTTATTTGAGAAGTACGAGATAACAACAAATCAACGACGTAATATGTTATTAGCTCAGTTGGCACACGAGTCTGACGGTTTCCGAACTACCCGGGAATACGCTTCAGGCAGTGCTTATGAAGGTCGTAGTGATTTAGGTAACACAGAGCCTGGTGACGGTAGGCGATTTAGAGGGCGAGGTCTTATACAGTTGACAGGCCGACATAACTATACTGTGTACGGAGAGAAATTAGGTTTGGACTTAGTAAGTAACCCGGTTATCGTGGAACGCATGCCGCTAGCCTTGGAAGTTTCTCTAGTGTACTGGCAAGACCGAAAACTTAACAATTATGCGGATGAAGGGGATTTTCGTCAAGTCACTCGTCGCATTAACGGAGGGTATAATGGAATGGCCAGTCGAGAGAAGTATTTGCGCGTATTCCGTAATTTATATTCAGGGGATTAGAGTGAGTAGCTTTACAAGTAAGTTTATAAAGTATCTAATACTAGATATCTCCCTACGGAAAAACAAACCTAGTAAATAAAAGGAGACAGAGGACATGGATATATTAGCCCTACAATATCTTGGGGGTGCACTTGGTGTGGTTTCTGTAGGGATTATGTCTCTACTACCTAAATACATGGTGCACTCCCTCATCATACACGCAGTAGCTTGTTCAGCTATGTCGGTGTATGCCTTCGTTACAGGTCAGCCAGGGATATACCTGTCTCAACTTACTTACTTATGCTTTGATTTAGTAGGAGTAGTGATTTGGTCGCGACACCAACGAACAATTGAAAAAGGACTTAATAAAACTATTGACAAAGTAGTTAAGGAGATGTAGAATGTATTGTATAGGGATATGTCAGCTCGATGAGGATGGGCATTTCTGTATTGGATGCGGTCGATGTTTTGATTATGATAAATGTACCACATGCGGAGCTGATGTTAAATATAAGGAGACACCTAATGCTGATATTAAAGAAAGTGGATCGGAGAGCTAAAGTTCCTTCAGTCGGGTCTAGACTGGCTTCAGGACAAGACTTGTATGCTATTGAAGATGTTGCGATTGCTCCAGGTCACCACGTCTTGGTTCGCACGGGACTGGCAGTAGAGTCTGTAGAAGACGCTTACGGAGTAGACATTCAAATCAGATCTAGGTCAGGTATGGCTGCCAAGCATGCAGTATTCGTGTTAAACTCTCCTGGAACTATCGATGCAGACTATCGAGGGGAGATTAAGGTTATTCTAATGAATTTAGGGGATGAGACCTATCACATATCACGAGGCGATCGTATCGCTCAGATGGTGCTAGGCGCCCTGCGCTCAATGCCTGTGTTGGTCCGAGAGATCGATTCAGAGAGCGTTCCCAATACGCCAACTAAACGAGGTCATGGTGGCTTCGGTAGTACCGGTAAATAATAGATCAGGAGGTAGTTTCTTATGGTTGAAGCTGGTTTAATTGTTTTATACTCTATAGCCATTTATTTCTTGGTGTCATCTAAGGGTCGTTAATTTTAAAAGGAGTGTATCATGGTATTAAGGAAATTTATTACAGGGCTCTCACTTGTTGTATTTGCTTACTTGACTGACAGTGGGGTTGTGAATATGAGCGAGATTCAGTTAGTAGTGAAACAAAAAGGTTCGTACGTCATCCTTCTTAAAGGAGGCGAGACTCTTGAGATATCCCAAGAATCGTACGATCTATTGATTAATCAAATGAAAAAACACTATAGTGCTTAGGATGGCTTAAATAAGGCCCATACAGGCCCATACAGAAGTAATAGTAGTTTCTAGGTATGTTACAGTACCTGGAGATACTTGCTTCTGTATGAGTGTTTATATGAAGTTTCTTAAACTACCTTGACAAACGATTTTAAAACACTATCTTATGTGATGTGGGAGATTCTCCTAACACACGCACTAACCACTTCGGTAGAAGAAAGGTATATATGAGTATGATGGAGTTATTATTACCAGGATCCTATGTCGCAGGTACTTATTTCCTAATCACTTATAAAGAGAGGGTTTGATAGTATGAAGATCACTAAACAGATGAAAAAGGAACTTACGGAATTAGTGGAGTTTAAGTCTACTGATCCAGGGAAGAATCTAGACAATATTAAAGAATACTTAGGTAAGGTTGATTATAGCGTAGAAGAGATAACAGAGAAGAATTATCCCTTAGCCTATCAAGTAAATAAAGGATCTAAGAAACGAGGATATGTTGTAAAACTAAACTATGATTCAGATATGCCGGTGACTTTAGTCGGTAAAGGCGTTGTCTATGACTCGGGAGGGATGTATATGAAACCTTACCCTCACATGGGCGACATGTTTAACGACAAATATGGAGCCATGCTCTCAGTAGTCTTAGCAAAGCACCATAAGATCCCGACCATCATATTCCTTATTAATAATATGGTCAGTGAAGAATCTTACGTCAACGGTGAAGTATTGACAAGTAAGAATGGCCTTAGGGTAATGATAGACCATACTGACGCAGAAGGCAGGCTAGGATTGGCTGATATACTGGCAGAGGCTAGTACCACACGAGAAGGCACAGAAATGGTGTCTGTGGCCACATTGACGGGTCACGCGGTCATGGTAGTCTCCCCTGTTAAAGCAGGCCTTCTGCATACACATAACAGAGCCCTGCAACATCATGTAATGGACGAGTTCTATAAAGGAACCATGCTTTATCCTATGCCGACACACACATTATATGATGAAGGGGTTAAAAGTGAACGCCGAGTGGCAGATATCACCAACGCAGCACGTAAAGGAGGCTCACAAGAAGCTTACTCGTTCCTAAAGAACTTTGTGGAAGAAGGGACCAACTTACATCACTTAGATATTGCTGCGATGGACACAGACGATAAAGGAGACGTTAGCGGGGAAGGCCTTAAAGAAGTGGCAACTGTTCTTAAATTTATCATTAAAGAAAGGAAGTAGTCTATGCAAGGGAGTTTTTTAGGGTATGAGGAGTATCTTCGTCTTTTAGAGTCTGAAGGAGTGTTTGATTTGTTGAGCGAATGGTGCGACTTAGATGTCTGACACTGACTGGGCGCTTCCTTACTTCGAGAAAGCTAAGGCTAGAAAGACCGCAGTAGTTGCTCGCCTTCAAACAGAACGAGGCGGGGAGTACTTCGGAGTTAACGTAGAGTCTAGTTGCCCTACTCTGTCGGTATGTGCAGAGCGGGTGGCTATATTCACAGCCGTAGTAGCGGAGGGCCCTTCAATGAAGATAAGAAGCCTTCAAGTAATAGCGAGGAAGCAAGGTAAGCAGTTTGACATCATTCCTTGTGGAGGATGCAGGCAACTTGTGTCAGAGTTTGCTTGTGGTAGCACCTTTCTTTGCGGAAGGTTCATACGAGAATGGTTACCAGAACCTTATTTATGATAAAAAGAAAGGCTTATCATATTTATTACGATAACGGTAGGCATCTATATAAAGCAACCTTCACGGTTGTGCCAGCGGATTTCCGCATCCGAGGTAATACCGACCCTGTTCCTGAGGTTGCGGAGATCAGCCTAATCACATTACGAACTAAATTTTGGAAGATAGAGGAAAGGTTTATTATATGATTGATGTGCTACACAGAATTAAAGCAGGCATAAAGGAAGGTAGTCTTAGGACCACACAAGAGGTGGCTGAGACGTTCTTAGAAGCCACAAAGGATATGGAAGACAGGGATTGGGCTTTGACGTCTGATGACGGTGTAGCGCACCTTAAAGACGACCTAGTGTTCAAGCCTGGAGAACTGATTAAATTTGACTCGTGGTTTAAGTACGATGGGTTGTGGTTTGATGCCGCTATATCTCAGGTGTATAAAAAGGAACATAACCCTAATATAGTGGCAACAGGAGAAGCAGCGCTCAAGGCAGGCATAAAAGCGGCTAAGGCCGGTAACATGTTGTCAGACATCTCCAAGGCCATTCACGCCCAGATAAAGAAGGACGACACAGTACAAGTGATTAGAGAGTTGGGTGGACACTTCATAGGCTCAGAGATTCATATGAAACCTTCTATACGTAACTTCCACGATCCACAACCTTCTTACGCTGACGTCACTCTTGAAACAGGTATGCGTATGGCGCTTGAGCCTCTTCTAACGGAAGCAGGGGACTCATTCAACAAGGATACGTGGCGTACAACCAAAGGGGGCTTATCCTCTCACGTGGAGGCCACTATTGAAGTGACTCCAGAAGGAGGTAAAGTTTTATATATAGGGCAATTCTAATTACCTTATACTTAACTATTGACAAACAGTAATAAGAATGTTATACGATTTATTGTAGTAACCATAAAAGGAGAATATATATATATGAGTACTAGTACAAACCTGAACATGACAGCGGATCAACGTAAAGAAGCCACACAACATACAAAAGAACCTGGAGGCAGAACTTGGTTAAGCGGTGAATACTTAACAGATTATCAAACCAATATGATTACTAAACTGGCTTATCTTTCTCGCTTGACTGCTGCGGCAGTAGAATACTTCGAAGAACGAGTCAAGAAAGACCACACAGACAAAGAAGCCCAAAATAAACTTGGTATGGTACAAGAAGCTGATCTGCTTATGTCTGAAGGAAGGGTCACACGAGACGAGGCCATCAAATTGATTGAGCAGACTATTCCAGAAGACATGACCATCGAAACCACAATGAAGCTAGTCAAAAAATAACAAAGGAGGGAGGCAAGAGCTTATGGAACTAAGCAGGAGCAGGAAACACAAAGAAGCTAAAAGTGCTTTCATAATCGAAAATAAGTACTGGGCTTGTTATTATAAGGCTACTGATACTCTTCCTTCCTCGTTCTTCAAGTACATTGGAGAAGCGTTCAGTAACCGATGCAGAAACTCTATAGTACAGAAAAGGAAATATTAGAAAGAGAATACTGTCTTTTTCATCTAACCACCCTGTTGGACACTGTTCCTTCAGGGTTTTTTTGTATCTTAAATTACCTATTATGCAATTTATGGTATATGCGGTGGGGACAAAAGTGTGAAAATTGACTTATATATATCATATAGTATCTTTTGCTGGTTGTAGTTAATTCACCGTAACCAGTACCTGCTCAAATAAATTATTAAATAAAATCAATTACTTAGTCAGTAACAAAGAAAGCACATACACAACACGATTAAAAATACATTAACCAAATGTTACTTGCTCAACAGTTAGTTCCTGTTACTATAAAGTAACTTAGAGTTAACTCTTTGTAAATAAAAAGCCTGGTAACATTACCAATAAGTAAATAATAAGAAAAGGAATTCAAGTTATGACTAAAGAAAAGGAAGAAACAGTAACTTGGGATACTTTAGAGCATGTTACTAATGGTAAAGTTCAGCGAAAGCTTAATAGAGCAGACAAAGAGAAACTTGAAGAAACTATAGAAACAGAAGAACTTAATTCATTATCTTCACAAAAACAGTATCCTCAACTTGATTCACATAACAGGAAGCGTAGACCTAGACTAAAGAATATCTTACTCAAGATGTTAGATTATAAGTTAGACAGGAAGAACCCCTTAACCGGTGAGCTAGAGTATTGTTCTACAGGTGAGTTATTAATGCTTTCATTAGTTAAGAGAGGACTGGACGGTAACTTAAAAGCAATAGAGCTTATATTCGACAGACTAGAAGGTAAAGCTAAATCAGCATTAGACATTAACGCAGATGTTAATATGGAATCAAAGACCACTAACACCATTAACCATGATCTATCTTCATTAAGTATAGACGAGTTAGTAACTGTTAAAGATATCTTAAAGAAAACAGCAACAGAAGCTATGGTCATAGAAGCAGAAGACGATCAATGAGATAAGAGAGAGAGAGAGAGGACAGTCCTATGAGAGAAGTAACTATCTATACGGACGGTTCCTGCACTTCAGGTGTAGGCAGAGGAGGCTGGGCAGTGCTTATTCTACAGTCAGGTGAAGGATTAAACTACGTCTGCACTCCTGACACTACAACAATCACTGGATCAGAGGACGACACTACCTGCAATAGAATGGAGCTCACGGCCCTTATAGCAGCCCTGAAGAGCCTAGATGACGACACCAAGGCAACCATACACTGTGACAGTAAGTACGTTGTAGACGGCTATAATTCATGGATGGACGGGTGGAGACTAGATAAAGGCAGGCCTTCATATGTTAAAAACAAAGACTTATGGATACAGCTTCAAGAACTTAAAGCTACCCTTGCTGACAGGATAGTTCTTCAATGGATTAAAGGTCACAGCAACAACCATTACAATGATGCGGTAGACGCCTTAGCAAAAGAAGCTAAACTCAATCATTGGAAATAAAGCACATTTTAACAAGGAGGCATACATGCATTCAGATGCTCTTCCTTCAATTGAGCAAATAGATAAAGAACTAGCCAGACGCTCCTTCGCAGAGTTCATTAAACAAGCCTGGGTTCACGTAGAACCTTCAGTAGACTTGTTATGGAACTGGCACATAGATGCTATAGCAGACCACTTACAAGCAGTAGCAGAAGGTAAGATTAAGAGGTTAATCATTAACATACCTTTCCGTTGTTCTAAGTCTACACTATGTTCCACCTTGTTCCCTGCATGGTGTTGGTTGAACACTCCCTCTAAGAAGATTATCACTACCTCTTATGACGAGGCCTTAGCCCTAAGAGACGCTTGGTCAATGAGAGCATTGGTAAACACAGATTGGTATAAATCATTATTCAAAGATAACAAGTTCCAGTTAGCTGACGATCAGGCCCAGAAGCGTTACTTTGCTAATACGCAAGGAGGCCATCGATTAGCACGTGGTATCACCTCAGGTGCCACCGGACACACAGCAGAGCTTCTAATAGCTGATGACCCTATGAATGCTAAGAAGGCCACCAGCGAAATAGAACGCAACACTGTGATAGATTCATTTCAAAACCAGTTCATGACCCGCTTAAGTCCTCCAGGACAAGGCGGAGTTGTTATTGTTATGCAGAGACTACATCACCAAGATCTAAGCGGTATTTACCTAGAAGACGACACTTGGGATAAGTTAATCATTCCTATGACATGGGACGGTAACCAAAGAAGCAAAACAAAACTAGACTGGAAAGATCCTCGAACAGAAGAGGGAGAACTTATGTTCCCTCAGTACTTTACCCCAGAAGCCATAGAAGGCTATAAGACAAACGGTTCACAGTTCATAGCCTCGCAGTTACAACAACATCCTGTAGCAGCTGAAGGATCTATCATCAAGAATGAGTGGATAAGAGAGTATAAAGAGCTGCCTGCCGTAAAGAAGTACTCCTGGTCATGGGACACAGCCTTCAAGACAGGTCAGAAGAATGACTACTCCGTTGGTACTTTGTGGGCTGAATGCGAAGACGGTTACTATCTAGTAGATATGATCAGAAAGAAGCTAGAGTACACAGCCTTGAAACAATTAATCTCCAGTGCTTATCAAGAGAAGCCTGCTAGTGAAGTTGTTGTGGAAGACAAAGCTACTGGACAGTCATTGGTGCAGGATCTGAAGAGATTCACACAACTACCCGTCATTCCAGTGATACCCGGTAGAGACATGCCAGGGTCTAAAGAAGAACGGTTAGAGATTGTTGCGGGCTTGTTTGAAGCAGGCAAGGTACTTATTCCAGAGAAGGCTAGTTGGAAGTTGAGTTTCATTCAAGAGATCACAGAGTTTGGTTATCAACCTCATGATGATATCGTTGACAGTGTTACTCAGTACCTGCATAGAGCATTATCTCAGAAACGCAAAGTGAGGTTCACAGTAGTCTAAACAGAGAAGGTAAACAAAGATATGAAAAAAGTAATTAATCGCTTGTTAGGACGCTACAGTAAAGCGCAGCAGAAGTTTACCTCCTTTCCCTCTCAGGTGTATGGAGGTAGCTCTTCTACCTTGTCAGTAGAGCCTAAAAGGGCCTTATACTATTACGAAACAGTCGCTCCTATCAACACAGCTATAGACATGATCTGTGATGAAGTGAGTTCTTTAGATATAATCGCAGAAGACGTAAAGACAGAGGAGTTGATCTATGATCACCCTCTCTTAAGCTTACTTAAAGCTCCTAACGCAGACTTAACTCAAGGAGAGTTCATTAAACAATTGAGTGTGTTCTACGCTGCTACAGGTAATTGTTTCTTGTTAGCGACAGGACCCGTCAACAGGCCTCCAGCAGAGTTGTTTGTGATAAATCCCTCCACAGTAGAGTTGGTTGAAGGAGACGACGGCTTCTTAGAAAAGATTAAAGTACACGGTACTCAAGGAGAAACTACTACCTATTCACGACAAGAAGTAGACGGTAGATTTAGATATTTCAATGGTGGCGAAGCAGAGCTATGGCACATTAAGTCTTTCCACCCCCGATACGGAGCAGGGCAGCTTTGGGGACTACCTCAACTGTCCTCTATTTCATTAGAGATTGAGCAGTACATTGAAGCTTCTGTGCATAACCTTTCTTTACTCAAGCGAGGAGCCAGGCCTTCAGGTGCGGTCAAAGTAGGTGAGATGCTTACGGACGATCAGTATCAACGCCTGCAACACCAGCTGGAACGCTTCTATAGCGGATCACATAACGCAGGTAGGTCGATGATCTTAGAAGGTGGTGACTTTATTCAGATGTCACAGACCAACAAAGACATGGACTTTGCGACTCTAAAGAAGACTATAACAGAGACAATATACAGTGCTTTGAACATTCCTTTAGTGCTTGTTTCCACTGATGCTGCTACTTATAACAACCTATCTCTAGCGCAGTTAAGTTTTTATGACAACACAGTACTACCTCTCTCAGAAAGACTTCTGTTAGAGTTAACTGCATTTCTAATGCATAGGTACGGAAAGAAGCGAGAGATCATCTTACGCTATGACAGAGAAGAGATCCTGGCCTTAGAGCCTCGTAGGACTCAGCAGATAAAGTTCTTACAAGAAAGTAATGTGTTGACCACTAACGAGGTGCGTAAACTTATGGGCTACGATCCATTACCTGGAGGAGACACTTTATACATAGACTCTAATAAGATGGCGCTAGAAGATGCTAGCTTGGAAGCAAGTGCAGCAGAGGCTAGAGCTCTTATGGACAGAGATAAGGAATAGTCAGCATGGCATTATTCAAGTATGATAAAAAAGAGTATAAAGAGAAACAACTTACTTGGCATACCTTACGCACTAAGAAGATGACTAATAAGTTAGGTGTCTTGTTTAGGAGTTATGCCGGGGATGTTAGGGCTAGTTACCGATCATTTGGGCTACCCGTGTTTCCAGGGGAATTTAACGAATCCCTACGGCTTCTATTAGCAAGAGAGTACACTAGAACAGCTGATCTGTTTTCAGAGTTTCATAGAGATTATCTAACACTAACTCCCGAACGCTTGGCTGAAGTAGAGGTTGTTATAGAGGATAGCCTCAGAAGCTCTTTATTTGCTATGTCAGAGACGCAATCCTCTTTTATCACCACTACCACTCAACGAAACCTGATGCGTGCTGTGGAGCAAGTTAGGGAGGTTAGCGGCGATCTTACTATTGGTCAGGAAGCCAATCTAATTCACCAAGAACTCACAACCAACGTAGCACCTAGAGCGAGATTAATCAGTACCACAGAAACTACAAGAGTGTCTGAACTAAGTAAGCGCACAGAGGTGGAACAGTTAGTATCTCATTTAACTACTGATGAAATCAACACAGCTTATGGGGATGAATTAAGCGAGGAAGAGTTAGATTCTATTGAAGGTATGGGAGCGGCTGCTGCTGTGAGCGCAGGGCTACTTTTAGTGTCTAGGACATGGAATGCTGTATTAGACAGCTCTACTAGGATAGGCCACGCTGCAGCAACAGGACAAACAATCAGCAACCCCAGAGATACGTTTGATGTAGGAGGGGAGGCTTTGAGTTTCCCGGGAGATCCTATTGGATCAGCAGCTAATACTATAAATTGTAGGTGTTTCCTAACCTACAGCACTTAGGGAAAGAAGGAAATAGGTTATGGAACACACGACAGAAGATATTGTAGAGAAGGAAATGACTAATGAATTACTTACACAGGAAGTTGACGGACCTGAAGCTGAAGATAAAGATCCAGTATGTGAAGTTGATGACGGAGTTGAGGATATTGAAGATGAAGGTACTGAGGTTGGTACAGAGCCTGCTTCCGAAATAGAAGAGGGTGAGATGGAAGCCAAGACGTTCTCCTTCGAAGCCACTGAAGTAAAGGCTATCGAACGGGACGGTATGAAACTCGGTATTGTAGCAGGATATGCTTCTACATTCAATAATGTAGACAGAGGACGTGACAAGGTTATGGAAGGTGCTTTTAAGTCCACTATAGCGCGCCACGTAAGCAAAGATCGTCATGTACGTATGTACTATCAGCATGACAACAAAGAGATTATAGGTGGGTTTCCTGCCTCTAAGATGCGTGAAGACATGAAGGGCTTGTATGTAGAGGGTGAGATAAACCTTGAGGTACAAAGAGGCCGTGAAGTGTTTGCGTTAGCTAAGCAGGGTGTTCTATCAGATTTTTCTATAGGATATTCTGTAATAGACTTCAACATGGAACACGGTGTCCGCGAGTTGAAGGAAGTAGAGCTTTGGGAGGTTTCGGTTGTTAGTGAGCCGATGAATCCGGAAGCAACGATAACAGAGATAAAGAAATCACTAAACACAAAAAGGGATGTGGAGAAAGGCTTAAGGGATTTAGGCTTATCAAGGTCACAGGCCGTATTTTTTGCCTCTATCGTCGATGAGACGAAACTGCATAAGGATTCTGATGCAGGCGAGGTAAGTTCAATGGAAACAGAGCAAAAAACTGTAACTGAAGAGATTTCAGAGGCAGATGAAGTTCAAACCAAGACCAATGACTTATTACGTCAGACGTCAGAATTAATAAAAGCATTGAAAGGATAATGTAACATGGAAAACCAAGTAAATCAATTAGAGGATTTGAATGCAGGCCTCAAGAGCCTATTAGAGTCCAAGGAATCAGAGTCAGCAGAAGCTAAAGCGAAGATCAATGAGATCGAAACTAAGATTGCAGCTATTGAAGAAGCGGCTTTCAAAGAAGAGAAGTTGAATCTAGCTAAAGCAGAGATCGAAGAGAAGCTTGAAGAGCTCGGATCTCAAGTCAAGACTATGGAAAAGGCCGTATACCGTTCAACAACAAAAGGAACAGATAAGATGAATACAGAGACAAAGGAATTCGAGTCCTTCTTACGCACAAACGATCACAAATACCTTCGTACAGATCGTGATCCAGATGGAGGTTACTTAGTACCTCAAGAACTACACAACCAAATCATTAATAAAATCATCGAAGTATCTGACATGCGCCGTCTGGCTCGTGTGGTACAGATCTCAGGCAAAGCACTTGATGTAGATCGTCGTGACTCAGACCTCACAGTAGGTTTCTTGGGCGAAGGCGCTACAGTAACAGACTCCGCACCTCAATATGGTAAAATCATCATTCCAGCTAACAAACTGATGGCTGAAGTACGTATCACACACGAACTGCTTGGTGACTCTGCCTTTGACATGGTGTCTGAGTTGAATATGCGTGCTGCTGAGAAGTTTGCTCAAGTAGAAGGTGAAGCGTTCATTAACGGCACTTCCCCTAGCGAACCTCAAGGCCTGTTGAATGCTTCCGGTCTCATTAACGTTAACTCAGGATCAGCTTCAGCTCTTACAGCAGATGCTTTCTTTAGCATGCTTGGTGAGATGAAATACCGTAACCCAACCTTTATCATGAACCGTAAGACTTTTGCGGCTGCACGTAAGCTTAAATCAGGTGGCGGTGACTACTTGCTTCAAGGTGGTATGGATGGTCGTTTCGACGGACGTCTCGGTGGGGTAGCCGGTATGATTGCTGGTGTTCCTATCATGCTTATGCAAGACATGCCTGATATCGGTGGAGGAAACACTCCAGTAGCTTTGATAGACGGCCAAGAAGCTTATATGATCGTAGATCGTGTTGGTCTCCGTGTTCTTCGTGATGACTACACACTTGCTTCAGAAGATAAAGTAAAGTTCGTAATGTCACGCCGTGTAGGTGGTGCTGTTGTGAACCCTGAAGCTATCGTAACAATGACAATTGCTAGTTAATAGTTGAACACAGAAAGGAAGATGAGACAATGTACGATATACATAATAATATAAAGGTATTGGGTGACTCTGTTACTCGTGCCACAGACAACACGGCTATCGTTGTTACTCTGGACCGTACAGATCACCTCTCAGTAGAGTGGTTGATTGCTTTGGGTACAGTTGCCGATGCTGACGCTACTTTCACAGCTCTTGTGGAAGATTCAGCGGATAACTCAGTTTGGGCTGCGGTTGCTGATGATTATCTACTAGGTACAGAAGCTGGTCTAGGACTTGCTTTTGATGATGATAACAAAACAGGTAAAATCGGTTATGCTGGTGCTAAGCGTTATGTTCGCTTGACGCTGACTCCTGCTAATAACACAGGTAACGCTGATATTGCAATCATCGGACTCGGTGGTCACCCTCGTGTAGCCCCTGAGACAACACAAACAGTGTAACCTAACAATCTAAGGAAAGGAGTTGGTTAAATGTCTAACGTTAAAAATCACTTCGAGCAGCCGGATACAGGCGATGACAACGTACTTAACTTGAATGGAACCTGGAAAATTGATGGGACTGAAGTGACGGCAACTGCTGCTCAACTTAATGATGTCGTCAGCTCTCCTTCCTCTGCATCAACCATCACAGGAGGTCAGTACACAATGGATGGAGATGATGCTACAGCAGGATCAGCTACCATAAGCACTGGACTAACCACTGTGACCTCCATGATTGTTCAGGTGGTCAGTGCGGTGAACGTAGTGGTTCTGTCTGACGCAGATGTCTCTATCTCAGGAGGAAACATAATAGTTGCGGACGGATCGTTGTTCGCAGTTACCAGCGGGTACGTGGTTCGTTGGATAGCCTTCGGGTCTTAGTTAGGTATTGGATCAACCTTCTTCAGGGGAGGTTGTTCTTTTACCCTCTCATATTTTATTAAAGTTAATGTCGGTCTATATAGTATGGACTGATAATCAAATGTAACTTTATTATAACATGAGAAATCGGGTCTGTAGAGACTTTTCTATGAGGAAAAGATATTTTATGTGTAACTGGGATTTTTATTACTTAATTAGAAGAGGGAGGTGGGGATTTATGAGAATAAGCTCGAACTGGAACACACACGAAGCTCAATCGTATAACTTAGTAACAGGGCCAACAACGACGCCGATATCCCTGGCTGAGGTCAAAGACTTTCTGAAACTAGATGCGTCAGATATATCAGAGGATAGCTTCTTGACTCTTCTCATAGAATCTGCAGTAGACTTTGCTGAGAAGTACATAAAGAGAGATTTTATAAACAAAACTTATGTAACATATAGGAACAAATGGGCAGATTACTTCGAAATCAGGCGCTCTAAGCTCCAGTCGATCACTTCTGTGAAGTATTACAACGGCTCAGATGTCTTAAGTACCGTTTCTAGCTCCATATACGCCCATACAGACGAAGTAGACTTCTCTAGGCTGTATACTTCCAATGGAAATGATTGGCCTACAGGTACCCTTTCCTGTCGATTACAACCTATAGAGATAACCTTCGTTGCTGGGTACGGATCCAGTGCCTCAGATGTTCCTGCTGAATTGAGAAGAGCGTTACTGGAACATGTGTTAGTTTTATATGAAAACAGGGGCGACTGCGAAGGGGCTTCTTGCTCAAATAAACTAGGAGGGGCTGTAAGGGCAATCTACAACCAGTACAGAATACTAGACATTAATGGCAACAGGCATAGAGGTGTTAATGCCTAGACTTGAGATGGAGGTTTGACTAATGGTTAAATGCAAAAGAATACAAAAAACAAACACAAAGATATGTATAGGCGACCTCAACAAAAAGATCTCACTGCTAACGAGGACTTTAACAGCTTCTCCTGATGACAGCGTAGACTTTACTGTCGGATATACTACTATTGCTGAAGTATGGTCTCTAGTACAGACACTGTCAGGCAGAGATTTCTTCGACTCTACTCAACAAGCCGGGTCAGGTGCTACTCACGTGTTCTATATAAGATACAAGGCAGGAATAACTCAAGAGAATGTCATAGGCTTTGGGAGCGAGTATTTCAACATAACTAAGGTTTGGAACTTAGAAGAAGATAGTAAATTCTTGAAGATAGATACTGTAATAAGGGGTAGTGACGTTGAAGAGATAAATCTGGTTTAGTGATGCGATAATACAAGGAGAAGTTGGATGACAGTACGATTGTTTTTTAAAGGTAAGGGAGCAAAGAGCCTCTCTTCCTTAACTGCCTTACCCACTAACATAAAAGCTATCGTAAAGGTCACTATGCACCAAGAAGGTAGGAGGATCCGTGACTACATCCGCAGAGCCATGACATCAACTGTTTTAACGGAAATAGGAACGTCTAGGCCGGGAGCCTATCCCGCCGTACAGTCCGGAAGACTAAGGTCGTCTGTCGGGTACTTAGTGAATTCTTGGGATAGATTGGAGTTTGGTGCTGAGGAAGGTTATGGATCTTATCTGGAGAAAGGCACTTCTCGGATGGACGCTAGGCCTTTCATATCTCCTTCATTAGAAGTGGCTACTAGAAGTCTCGAGAGAGCTTTGATAACTAACTTAAGAAAGGTAATGAGTTTATGAAGGCATCAGACATTATTACACAACTCAGAAGATCATTGCCCGGACTCACAAATCTGTTCTCTGATGAAGTTACTATATCCACTCTATCTAAAACAGGAAGCACCGTTACAGCCACTACAAGCTCCGCTCATGGCCTATCTATTGGAGACTATGTTTATGTCGTAGGGGCCGCGAGAAAGACGCCTGTGGCCTCTATAACGCGCTCAGGAGCCATTGCCTCAGCCACTACCTCTTCTCCACATGATTTGACAGAGGTTTGGCATCCTACGGTAGAGATTACAGGAGCCGATCAGGCAGAGTATAACGGAACGAGTACGTTGTTGTCCGCTAACACTAGAAACACATTCACTTTCACGGTAGATTCTGGTGCCACTACACCGGCGACCGGTACAATGTTTCTATTAGAACCGTATAGAAGAGGATTTAACGGATGGGTGCAGGTGGCAACAGTCCCTGACACAACAACATTCACGTACAGTTCAGATGATAGTTTCACAGCTTCTGCGCAAGGAGATATGAAAGTAAGGAAACTGCCTAGGATATCAGGAGCCTTGAGCGTAGACAGAGCCGTCGAGGCGTATACTCGCATGAACCAAGATAATTTCTGGGGCTTCGTTGTTCTAGGGGATGTTACTGCCAGTAGAGATAGGTATAACTTCACAGATGCAATAGCCACACACACTACAGGATCTATGTTTAGGCAAGTACTTTTAAATAATATTGATTTTTACGTTTTCGTTCCTACTAAAGACACTTTATCCGGTAGGTTAGAACGAGATGTAATGACAGATGTAAGCACTTATCTATACAAGAGCTTGCTAGGAAGGACTTACTCTACTTATTTAGTGGACGAGCCTGCCACAGTACTCAACTTTGCTAGTCACGGAGTTTTCGTTTGGAATAATGGATTCTATGTCCATCGCTTCTCTTTCGAGACTACTACGGAACTAACGAAGAACGATGTTACCGAGCCAGAGTTTACTAGGGCGTTTAGGGACGTTGAGTTTGACTTTAATAATCAAGGTTTCGGAGAAGAGATCTTATCGACAAATGTTAACTTAGATGATGAACTATAGAAAGGATTAGATATGACTATCTCTCAACCAGATATCACTCTAAATATCGTCCCAGCACAGCGTGATGTAGGCAACACTGCTCACAGAGTTCTGCTTATTGGACAAAAAGTGTCAGGAGGAACTGCTTCTTCTGGTGTAATCACAACGGATGTAGGAAATGACAACGAGGCAGACACTCTTTTTGGTGCCACTTCTCACCTAGCCTCTATGGTACGTCAATTCCGCCGCATCAACCCAATCACTCCTTTAGACTGTATCGCTTACAGCGACGCTAGTGGAACTAACGCTACAGGCGAAATAGAGTTGACAGGAACAGCCACGGCTGCAGGCACAATACTCCTCACGCTAGGTTCTAACTATGATGAGAAGTATTCTATTGCCGTTGCAGTAGGAGACACCGCTACTGAAGTAGGTGATGCCATAGACACAGCGGTGGCAGCAGCCACTAAATCTCAGTTTACGACAAGTAATACTACAGGAACGGTGACTATTACCCATGTTCATGATGGCACCATTGGTAACAATCTTCCATTAGCAGTCTCAGGGGTACCTGCAGGACTAACGGCCACCTTAACTGGTATGGCATCTGGTGCCACAGACCCTACTATAACAGGACTTGGGGATCTCTTAGACGGTGTTCGATATCACACAATCGTCTACCCTGGTACATGGGCAACAGTGACAATCGATACCATCATGGACGGTCGTTTAAACGCGACTAATGAGATCTTGGATGGTGTTGTCATCATGACTAAACAGGACTCCTACGCTAACCTGCAAACAGTGGCTGCGTCTCTGAACCAACCGCTTCTGACCTTCATCGGCAACAAGTTAGTGAGCGACACTTCTCGATTAGTTGGCGGTGCGATCGTAGAGATGGGCGATAATATTTCAGCGCAGTTGGCCGCGATTCGTTCTTTACGCTTAACTCCTGAGGCGAATATCTCACGTTATGTGATTGGAAACAATGGTCCTCGTGATGTGTTTGGAGGCCCTCACTTAGCCAGTCTACCTTACTTCAATACTCCATTCTCTTACTTACCAGTGGTGAAGACAGGTGATGGATTTACGCGAACTGAAATAGAAACACTGCAGACTAAAAGCGTGTCGGTTCTAGGTAACAACGTGGCTCGAAACTCCATCATACTTGGCGAGTTGGTGACTACATACACAACAGACGCTGGCGGTAACGCGGACACAAGTTTCAAGTACGTCAACTACATAGACACTATATCTAACGTTCGTGAGTACATGTTCAATAACCTACGTACACAGTACGCTCAATGTCGCTTGACAGACGGTGCCCTTGTTCCAGGTTATAACATGGCTAACGCTGATTCGATTAAAGCTTACTTAGTGGGCCTTTATTTAGATCTGTCCGGAGAAGGTTATGTACTCACTCGAGCAGGCGAAACCAATCTCGCTTACTTCAAAGAGAACTTGTCTGTGTCTTTGGACTTGTCTTTAGGTAAGGTGACAGTAGATATGATTGTACCGATTGTAGTTCAGTTGCGTACGATTCTTGCGACTGTGCGTGTGGCGTTTAACACAAACGGCTAATGTTGTCAATTAAGAGATAAGGAATAGATAAAATGGCAGTTCAAAGAAAGATAGTGGACGCAACCCTCATAATCGACAACAATGTCGTTGGGTACGTCCCTAATACACTAAAGTTCACTGAAGGTTTCGGTGAACAATCAGTTAGGGTTCAAACTGGTGGAGGAGGCTCGGTACAACAGGTCGTGGCCGATGATGTCAGTATGAAACAATCAAGCGTTATGTTTGAAGTGGAGCCTACAGCGGCTAACATCTCACTCATTCGCTCTATCAAAAATAACCAAGATGGGCACGTTATTACGATATCCACAACAGGATTGACTCGTACAATCACAGGCGCTGTATTAACTTCTAACTATGAAGTTTCTCTCGGAACAGAAGAGACGATTCAGTTAGAGTTTATCGGCAACCCATCTGTCTAATTAACCACCAGAGTGCCGGGAAGGTTAGGGAAGCTTTGTGCTTCCTCTTCCTGCCTCCTGTTACTTTCATAAGTAAGGGATTAACAATTATGGAAAATCTAAAGTTTATTCTAACAGAACCTTTAACTGTAGCGCGCAAGGGTGAGCAGGAAATAGTTTACGAACTATCATTAAAGGGACCTACCGCTAAACACAGAGCGTATTTAATACGACTAAAGAAATTATTTTATAACGCCATCACTACAGTAAAGTCAAGTAATGGCGGTAGTGCAGAAGTGTCGGATGCAGGCAACTCAGACGAAGGTTTAACCGGGTCTCAGGTAATGAGTCTTATGTATTTAAGCGAAGCCAATGTCTTGGAGTTCCATGATCTTATGCGAGAACTGCTTTTATCTCCTGGCACAGTGGTCTGTGGTGATGGAGTGAGTTTAACCTCTCATCTGTACGACAGTATCAACCTTGATGACCTCGAGAATCTCCTAGGGGAGTACTTTGCTGGTTTTTTAGCCCCCTCATTAATGAAAGCTTTGAAGAACTAGAAGAGATTTTCTTAAGTTTGATGAGGTTCTCTAAAGGAGGCCTCTCTTATACGGAGTTGACAACCATGCCTCTAGCCGTTGTTCTTAGATTGATCAAAGCGGCTAACAACGTCAGTAGCAGAGAAGAAAAAGCAATGAAAGCTGCTCAGTCTAAACATAAATAACTACAGGAGAGTGATGAGTGTCAGGTTTTAACGTAAAAGGTATTGTATCATTACAAGATGCCTTCTCTGCAGTGGCTAAACGAGTAGGAACTTCCGCTCAAGCTCTGCAGACCAAATTAGCAGGCGTATCTGCCTCGACAAAAGCAGCAACTGCAGCCGCAGCAACAGGTCCTATGATTATGGGATTCAAAGCAACCTCTGTTGCAGCAGCCGGTATAGGTTTTGGTATATACAAAGCTGTATCTTTAGCCATGGATCTAGAAGATTCTATGGCAGACGTTCGTAAGGTTATGAACCTGACTAAAGGAGACACAATCGCCTTAAGTAACGAGTTACTCGATCTTTCTAAATCAACCACTACTTCAGCAAAAGGCTTGGCCGATATCGCGGCTGCAGGTGGTCAGTTAGGTATCGGTAGAGAAGATATCGTACAGTTCACGGACGGTATTAATAAACTTTCTGTTGCTTTTGACATGACTGCTTCTGATGCAGGTAACACATTCGCTAAGATCAAGAACGCACTGGGATTGACTCTCGATGAGACTTTTTCCTTAGGTGACGCTATGAACCAATTGTCCAACAATACTGCCGCTAGTGCTTCAGAGATTGCTAGCGCCTTACCTGTCTTCGGTGCTACCGCTAAAGCGATGGGAATGGCTGGTACAGAAGCAGCTGCATTAGCAACAACTTTAATCGAAGCTGGTCGTGCTCCTTCGATGGTAGGTCGTGGTCTTAATAATATCTTAATGACTTTAGGATCTATTTCCACAGGTACGGTTCCCGCTAGAAAAGCAATTAAAGGACTAGGGTTCTCTTTAAAGGAACTACAAGCAGAAGCCACAGTTAATCCAATTAACGCTCTATTGAATGTTCTGAAAAAACTGTCTGCATTACCTATAGCCGAAAGAATGGGCCCTATCAAAGATATCTTCGGACAGCAATGGGCCGACGAAATCGTTATTCTTTCTAACAACATCGGAAAGTTTAGAAGCAACCTAGAGTTAATTGATGTTAAATCTAAATTCGATGGGTCTGCTTTAGAAGAGTACGCCAACAGGATGGACACTACTTCCGCTAGGTTCAGTGTTCTCGGCAACAGGATCGTGGCAATCGGGTCTAAGTTAGGCGCCGCCTTGCTTCCTGCCCTTAACATCATCGTTTCTGGAGTTGAATTGGCTATAAAAGCATTCGAGAAGTTGTATTCAATTATAGCCGGCATAGGGAGTTCAGTGGGATCACTCTTCGGAGGAATAGGGAGCGCATTATCTGGCATGTTCTCTGGTATTCCGGGTTTGGCTGACATCAAAGCACAGCAACAACAGACTAACTTATCTATGGGACAACCTTTTAACACAAACAATGCAAATTCCCAAGACGTCAAAGTGTCAGGCACTGTGGTTGTGAAGAACGAACAAGGGGTTAAGCTAGGAACTGCTCCTATTAATCAAGTTGGTAAAAATGGAGCGGGTGCATTGAACTCTAATGAAGTCTATGGGTATTAACGGTAAAGGAGATTTTAAGAATGAGTATATTAGATAACCTTTACCCAGGATCTTTTAGGGGCGTACCTTTCCTCATAGAAGGGTCGGACGTCTCAGGAGGTAGAAAGCAAGTTGTTCACGAGTTTCCTAACAGTGATAATCGGTATGTTGAAGATTTAGGGTTAGATAACGAGACAATTTCAATCAACGCTACAGTGCCTAGTGCTGAATATTTCAGAATAAGGGACTCTTTAAAGGCCGCTTTAGAGAGAAAAGGGTATGGCACACTAGTTCACCCTTTCTACGGCATACGTCAAGTCGCGGTGATGTCTTACTCTATAGCAGAAGACACTACTACGTTAGGGTATGTTAAACTTTCTTTAGTTTTCAAGCAGGCACAGGAGTTGTTCTCCACAGGGGTGATAAACTTAGAAAACCTAAGCTTATTAGCGGCTAGCTTAATAAACGCTAATAGGGATGGCTTCTACGACTCTTATGCAGGGACTAGTCAGTATTCTATAGCCTCTACTGCGGCCTTCAGTGCTGGTAGGGACATTGTTAATCAAATACGAGAGGCTGCTAGTAACTTCACCACACGTAGTGGTACTAATGAAGAAGATCTAGCAGTATACCGTTCTAGAATAAATGACTTAGATAATAATTTAGGGGATTATCTGGCTACATCAGAGACCTCTACTGAATCTTTCTATGATAAAGTCAGGTTAACTGTGGTTGCCCTTGACGCATTGGCCTCTGACGGTCGACAAGGCGTCGATATCGCCAACAGGTTTTCTGAAATATCTCTATCCTTACCTGTCTCTACAGGAACTACAGCGGCCCAGAAGGCTCGCACAGCGAATCAGAACACATTATTAGAGATGGCGAAGGTTTTTGCCTTTTCTTTGTATTGCCGTAATATAAGCTTCTACAGAGCCAACAGTGTGGATGAGGTGAATGCCCTCAGAGAAGGCCTAACAGCGCTGTACGAAGACTTATTGGCCTCTACGACCCTATCCTCAGAGGTACGTAGTTCCATACAGACTCTAAGAGCCGCTTCTAACCGATATCTAGAGACACAAGCCTTAGTGGCGCCTCAGATTCAGACCTTAGAGGTATTCGGTACGCCCTTGACTGTTATCGAGTATCAACTCTATGGATCTTTAGAAGACGAAGCGTTAATAACAGACGGGTCTTTATCTAGAACAGACAGGTTGAGATTATTAAACAGATTAACTAATCAAGATCCTACTTACCTGGTAGAAGATTTTAAAGTCTATGTAGGTGAAGAAGAGTAGATCAGGAAGGTGGAGTAGATGACAATTTCTTTAAGAGTGGGAGGCACAGACTTCTCTATCTGGACTGATGTAGAAATCACTCGTTCTATGGATGCCGCCTCAGGCACCTTTTCATTCACTTCAGCGTCTGATGAGTATAATTTCCTTCCGGTTAAAGCCGGAGACCCTGTCTCTGTAGTTATAAATAATAAGACAGTGATTTCAGGGTTCGTGGATAGAGTGGAAGTAGCTTATGATGCCTACAACCACGTGATAAGAGTGTCTGGTAGGGATAAAACCTCTGATGTCATAGACAGTAAAGTAGATCATGAGATAGAGTTTCAGGCTCCCATAACCTTAGAGTCTGTTGCAGAACAGGTTTTAAGTAACATAGGAGCCTCTTCAGTGAAGGTTGTCTCTGAGGTAGGGGATATACCTCCGTTTGTGAAGGGTGAGTTGTTGAGTGCTTCTATTGGCCAGACAGCGTTCGACTTCATAGAGTCTTATGCTCGTAAAAGGCAGATATTAATAACAACAAACGGAAAAGGGGACCTAGTATTAACTAGAGCAAAGGAGTCGTCTACTGCGTTGGAGTTCCGAAACATTGTCGGAGGAAATGCTAATAACATCAAATCCGCCGAGGTCTCTTACGATCATTCCAGGAGATATTCTGATTATAAACTTTATTCCCAAGGAAATCCAGGAGGAGATCCTTATGCCAATGAATCATCTACTCAATTAACCGACAGGACTTCTACCTTCAGTGACTCTGAGGTCAGGGGCTCTAGGAAGTATAGTAACTTAGCAGAGAGTTCCAGTAAGGAAGAGACGCTAGAGGAAAGAGTTAGATGGGAAGGTGAGATCCGCAAAGCCAAGAGTTTCTCTTATAAATGCACAGTAGTGGGGTTCGGTCCTTCTAAAGACGGAGCCCCTTATTCCCCTAATAGTATGGCTAGAGTGGCAGATGATTTTGCAGGAGTGCATCGAGAGCTCTTGATAACTGATGTAACATATAACCTTTCTGTTAGAGAGGGTTCTACTACGTCCCTCACACTAATACCAAAAGAAGCCTATAGCAAATTGAAGTCTACTGATCAATTCCAGCCCAAAGAAGGTAGGGAGAGTCTGCGTCAACAAGTTAGAGAGCGTGAGAGTGCAGAAGAGATAGAGAATCTATGGAATACTAACAACAAAAACAACTAAAGGAGAAAGGTTCTTATGGCTAGAGATGTAACTTCCTCTGTTAAGAGGGCTAAGCTTTCCCGGACTTCTTCAGACGACGGTAACTACCATGTAGCCCAAGTTAATTATATGGGTAAGGTATGTGACGTGGAGTTATTAACGCCTTATGGCTTATACAGCAACTTGCCTGAGGATGGTATAGCGACGATCTGGAATGTTCAAGGACAAGAAGAAAATAGGGTCGGTATCGGCAACACCCCTAAAACAAGGTATAAAAACCTTCTCCCTGGTGAGGTGGTAGTAGGGAGCCCTCTTGCGGAGACTAAAATGGAGTTTTTGGCAGAGGGAGTCGTGAAGATTACCGGAAAAAACAACTGCATAATCACCATTGATAAAGACGGAAACATCTCAATGACTACTGACGGTACGTTAGATGTATCCTCCAAAGGAAATCTGTCTATGTCAACAGAAGGGGACATGACGTTGGCAGCAGACGGAGACATTACCATAGATGGAACTACCATAGAGTTAAACGGCTCAGGTACTCCATTAAGTACTGACTCAACGGTTCAGACAAACTAAAAATCGAGAAACGCAAAGGGAAGGTATGGGGCTTATGTCTAATGATGTTGATATCAAATTAATTAATGTTAGTGATAGTGTGGATCTTGTCGGCTACTATGATATAGAGATAGCGGCAGATGGCGATGTGTCTAAGGAACAGGGCTTTGATACCAACATAATCATGTCTCTCTTCTGCGAAAGAAGGGCGACTAGAGAGGAGGTTCTAGAGCCCTTGTTAAGAAGAGGTTGGTGGGGTAATACAAATGCAGACGAGGAAGGGTTTGAGATAGGATCTAAGTTATGGTTACTAGAACAAGCTAAGTTGACTATAGGAAATGTGAATCTGGCACAGCAGTACGCACAAGACTCGCTGAACTGGTTGGTGACTGATGATTTCATAGATTCGGTAAACGTAACCTCTACCCCGACTTATTCATCAAATACTCCTAATATCTCTATTAGAGTAGATTTAATCAGAAAAGATAACAAGACCGAATACAAATATTTTGATGTTTGGGAAGAAACAGGAGAATAGAACATGCCGATCCAATTCCCTTTAAACAGGAAGCAGGTGGAGGACAGAGCCAAGTCTGACGTGAAGTCTCAATTAACTCAATCCAACCCCTGGCTTAAGAACTCATTCCTTGGAGCATTGATAACAGGTTATGCTGGGCGAGTGTATGAGTTTTACTTACAACTAAAGAATGCTCTGTTGGAGATGTTTCCTGACACAGCCTCTTCTGCCTATCTGGAGAGATGGGGTTCTTATGTATCTATTACACGGAACCCTGCAACTCAATCTACGGGATCTATTGTCTTCACTGGAGTTGCAGCGACTTCTATCCCATCAGGGACTGTGTTGACTTCTTCAGACTCTAGGTCCTACACAACCAGTACCGCAACACCTATATCTCTTAGTACGATTAACATCACTTCGCTTGTGAGGTCCGGCACTTTAGCGACAGCCACCTGTTCATCTGATCATTTATTGGCGACAGGTATGACAGTTACAGTGGCCGGTGCAGATCAGACAGAATATAATGGAAGTGTGGTCATAACAGTCACTAGCGCTAACTCCTTTACTTATTCTGTGACAGGCTCTCCCACTACTCCAGCGACAGGAACTATCACAGTCTCCGCTACTAGTGCTTATGTGACGGTAACTTCTGTAGGGTACGGGGCGCTGACTAATCAAGTGTCTGGTACGCAGTTAACACTGGCTTCCGCTATTTCAGGGGTAGACTCTACTGCGTACGTTTCCTTCGATGAGATAGGAGGAGGAACTGACGCTGAAAGTGATGAAGAGTATCGGGCTAGGGTGTTATATAGATACCAGAACCCTATATCCCTCTTCAATGAATCTTCTATTAAGACGGAAGTCTTTAAGAGGCCTGGTGTGACTAGGGCTTGGGTGTTTGAGGCTGGCTCTGCTGGCGATCCGATATCAGTGTCTTCTATAACTAGGTCGGGGAGCGTGGCTACATTAACTACATCTGCAAATCACTACGTAGAAGCAGGACAGTACGTAACTGTTGCGGGAGCGGATCAGGCCGGTTATAACGGACTCAAAAAAGTTCTTCCTATAGATGACACATCATTTGCCTATATAGTAGACAGCACCACAGTAACGCCTGCTACAGGCACTATAACAGCCGCTCCTTCCATCCCTAATGGTCAAGTCAAAGTTTACTTTACTAGGGACAATGATGCGTCCAATATACCAACAGCCTCTGAAGTTACTGCAGTGAAGACACAAGTACTGACAATTAAGCCTGCCAATACGGCCACTTCTGACGTAATAGTAAAAGGGCCTGTGGCCGTGCCTGTGGACTTCACATTCACATCACTAACCCCTAACACAACTGCCATGAGAACTGCTATAACTAATAGCCTAGAAGCCTTGTTCTCAGAAGAGGTTAATGTAGGGACATATCTGCAATCACATGCTTATATAGCTGCGATTTGGCAAACAGTCGACAATACTGGCGCTTTGGTGACGGATTTTGAACTAAGTACACCTACCGCAGATGTAGTGATAGCGGAAGGAGAGATTCCGACACTAGGTACTATAACATTTAGCTAAAGAAAGGATCGAATCGTTATGGGTAAGAAACTCTTCACAGATAAGACCCAAGAACAGGCAACAGATTCGCTAGTTTCTTTTGTTCCAGGAGGCAGGCCTTTTTTAGCGGCCCGTCTCACTGGAACCAAGTTGAGGGCTTTATTGACAGGACTTGCTTCTGAGATATTGAGAGCGGATGGTATTATAAATGAAATAACTTCGGAGCACGAGATAACAACAACTACTTCTTTAATAGAAGAATGGGAAAGAGCGTTAGGGATACCTGACTCATGTTTCTCAAACACAGGAACCATACAAGAACGGAGACTGCAAGTACTCGCTAAGTTAGCAAAAATGTCACTACAAACAGACCAAGATTTTATAGACTTAGCAGCTTTGTTTGGGGTCGTTGTTAGTGTTGTGGCTGGTGCTGACAGGGGTTTATTTCCTTTTGAGCTTACTTTCCCTGTTTACTTATTCGACACTCCTCAGACAGCTAGACACACTCTTGTTGTAGTGGTAGAGACCACAAACGCTCCTAACGTGTTCCCTTTAGAGTTTCCGATAATTTTCGGAAGTAACTTGGAAGGGTTGATAGAGTGTTTATTTAGGAAATTAAAGCCTGCGAACGTAGAGATTGTTTTTGAATATGTATTACCTGACGAAGGGGCTTTGATTACTGAAAGTGGTCTGTTCTATCTAGCAACAGAGTCTGATGATATACTTCTCCTAGAGAGTTGATAGGGATTAATGAAAGGAAACAAAAATGGCTAATAAGAAAATCAGCGCTTTGACTGATGGAGGGACAGTTGTCTCTACTGATGAATTTGTCATAGCGAGGTCTGGGACGAGTTACCGTATATCTGGGTTGCAGACTATGGCCCTGCAAAGCTCATCTCTTGTGAACATCACTGGAGGTAGTATAGCAGGGATAACTGACTTGGCTGTAGCCGATGGAGGGACTGGTGCTAGTAGCGCTTCGGCTGCCAGGACTAACCTAGGAGTCGCTATAGGTAGTGATGTACAAGCATATGATGCTGACCTAGCCGCTCTCGCTGCTTTGGCAGTTTCTGGAATGGTAGTCCGTACTGGAACAGGTACAGCTGCAGCACGTACTATAACAGCAGGTTCCGGCATAACTGTAACTAACGGCAACGGGGTAGCGGGTAACCCAACAATAGCGGTTGATATAGATGGAACCACAACGGAGTCTACTTTGGACGGAGCCGCTGATAGTATATTGGTTTATGACGATAGTGCTGGAGCGAACCGTAAGGTGTTGTTAGATAACCTCCCTATCTCAGGACTTGATGCGGCTACTCAAGCTGAGATGGAGACAGGCACTTCTACTACAGTGGCAGTGACTCCCGGACGACAACAGTATCACCCTTCAGCGGCTAAGGCTTTTGTTCGTTGGACGTCTGTAACCACTACTACAATAACGAGCTCGTATAACGTTTCCAGCTTAACTGACAATGGGACAGGAGACACTACAATCAACTTAACAACGGCCTTCAGTTCCGCAGACTCTATCACAGCAGTGTCCGCAGCAGCAGGTTCTGCTAGCGGTATCGGTACATTATCTGTGTTTACAAAGAATAACCCTAGTTATCAGGCTGAGGCCCCTAGCACATCAGCTGTGAGATGTACCTCCTTGTTCGCAAGTGTCGTCTCAGACTTACCTTATCAAAACGTAGCTTTATACGGCGATCAGTAACTTTAACAAGAGGAACACGTACAATGAAAATCAGTTATTTAAATCAAGCAGATGGTAAACTACACATAGTAGTCGGAGTTGCCAAAGAAGTAATAGAGAAGGATCTGGGGAAAAGTATCTCCCTAAAGGAATATAAAGATATTATCATGAAGGCTGTTCCGGAAGATGCCACTAAAGTACGTGAGATACAGGACGAGGATGTGCCTGTAGATCGAGAGTTTCGGGACGCTTGGACAGATCAGACTGAAGGATCGTCCATCGATATAGATCTCGAGAAGGCTAAAGAACTTCAATTAAAGAAACTTCGCGCAGCCAGGAATGAGGAACTCGAGAAATTGGATAAAGACTTCTTAATAGCCTTGGAAGCTGGAGAGGAAACTAAAATAACAGAGATCAAGACGCAGAAGAAAACATTACGAGACGCGACAGACCCTCTAAAAAACTTAAATGTCTCAGGTTATAATGATCAAGAGGTCATCGAGCAGATCAAGTCTTTAGGAACATTAACAGAAGAGGGTTAAGGATATGCGCAATATACCAACAAAAATAGACGGTACCTCTACTTTACCAGCAGCAGAGTTTAATGAGATAGCTGATGAATTAGAGAATGCCATAACTACAGCCGGGCTTACTTTAGCTTCGGCTGACGTTAATCAGTTAGCGAAGGCAATAGCCTCTTATTCTGCTATATCCACTTTCTACACAGATTCAGGTGTGGCGGATGCTTATGTCTTAACTTCTGTCGGGTCTTATAAGGCTCCTACTGCTTACACAAATGGCATGGCCGTTCGCTTTAAGCCAGGAGCATCCAACACAGGTGCTGCGACAGTGAACGTGGCTGGTTTAGGTGTGAAGAACATTAAAAAGGCAGATGGGACCACGGACCTGGACGCTGGAGATCTTCCTGCAAGTCAAGACTCTTTGATAATATATGATGGTACTAACTTCCGAGTCTATGTGACTACTTCTGTGTCTACCGCTACTCAGGCTGATATGGAAACGGCCACTTCAACTACCGCCTATGTCACTCCAGGACGACAACAATACCATCCGTCTGCAGCAAAAGCTTTCGTTAACTTTGACGGTACTGCCACTGGTACTCTGAGAACAACCTATAACGTAAGTAGTGTGACGGACAATGGAGTAGGTGATTATACAATCAACTTCACAACTTCTTTCAGTTCTGTGAATTACGTAGGACAGATCTCTGCCGGTAAAGAGACTTCAGGGTTCTCGTCTCAAACACCAGCCCCAGCTAACGCAGCTGTGACAGCCTCGGCTTTCAGGTTTGGTGTCGGGAACAGTGCAGGCACAGCCGTAGACTGGACCCATGTTATGGGAGTCTTTTACGGAGACCAATAACTATGTGAAAGGTTTGTTGTGTTGAATGATCGTATAGCGACGGCCTTCTGGGTCGTCTTTTTAGTCACATCGTCGGTTAGTTTAGGTTGGGTCTTGGAATCTGAGTATTTAGTTGCCTGGTACCCTTCTCTAGCTCCTATGCAACCTAATACTTTGATAGGAATACTCCTGGCTGCTTTTAGTTTACTTCCTTTTAAAGACATTAAATGGAATGTAGGAGCTAGTATTTTGTTACTCGCTCTCGGGGTTGTTAGTCTTTTAGATGTTGGGCTTCATATGGGAAGCGGGGAGTGGTTTGTGAGGGACCTTTTCTACACGGAGAAGACTCCTGAGCCTGGACTACCGTCTGTGCACACTTCTTATCTGTTGGTTTTATGTAGTGCATTCTCTTTCGTAACTACTTGGAAAAAGAACTCTGTGCTTAAGGGACTACTGTTAGGAGGAATTTTAGTATCTTTGATGTCAGTTTGTTTTTTAGGTGTATATGCTTCTATATTTGAAGTGATTGGCAGCTCGTTAACTTCTATGTCTCTGCCTACATTCACTAGTTTCTTTGCGTTAGGTTTCATTCAAATAAAGATACTGAAAGGAGTTTTTTATGGAAACTATGATAACCTTAGTGAGTGAGGTGTTTCCTCAAGCGATTCCTTTTCTTATCGTATTGGCGCCTGTGTTATATGTGATATACCTTGCCATTACTACTATAATGAATAGCAGGAAAGGTCAGGATACTTTTAACGTCAAAGTTTTGGATTTAGTGTCCACTAGCTTGGATGATATAAGAGAGTTGAAAGAGGAGGTGGATCAGACCCGGAAAAGGTTGCTGGCGCTAGAAACAGCTTTACTGAAGCTTCAAAGAGATGTCTTAAAAGTAGCTGAAGAGCTTCCTGATAAATCTGTCTCAAAGAAAAGGATAGCAAGAATCAAGGACGATTTGTTACGCGCAGTCAACGGATAAAGAAAGGTATTAAATTAATATGCTACCTATAATAATGGGCATCCTAGGGCCTATACTAGGAAAGGTTGTAGACACTGTTGGCTCTAAGTTAGGTGTTGACATGTCTACTGATGATATGAAAAGCAAGAGGCTTGATATTGAATTGGAGTTGCAAAAACTGATAGCCGAGCAAGAGAAGGCCATACAAGAAGCCAATAAAGCTCAGATAGAGGTCAATAAAGAAGAAGCCAAGCATCAAAACATATTCGTCTCCGGTTGGAGGCCTTTCATCGGGTGGATATGTGGAAGCGCCCTCGCTTATCATTTTGTCATACAACCCATGCTGGCCTTCTTGGTAGTTTCCTTAGGAGAGCAGATAGTCTTACCTACTTTCGACATGCAATCTCTCCTGACAGTGCTTATGGGTATGTTGGGTTTAGGTGCTATGCGTTCGTATGAGAAGGTTTATGGGGTAGCGAGAGATCCTGGACACACAAATACTGTAACAGCAGGAACTTTACCTCCTAAATACGCTAATGATCCTAATTTCACTTATATACGAAACGCAGATGGTTCTTTTACAGCACACCCACGTTAAGGCCTCATACAAGTCCGTACAGAAGCAAGTGTCTATTTTGGACATAACATGCGAGAGCATATACACTTGATCCTCTAGCCTCTGTTTCTGTGTTATATGGCTGTATGTTACGGAGAAATATATCACTAGAACTAATTAACCTCAAGAAGACATAAAAAACCCCCTTTGGAAAAGCTTCCTTAGGGGGTTTCTTTGTTTAAAAGGTAAGGATCACTTGATTGTGACCTTCCTGGTTCATTATTTAACGAGAGAACCAGTCCTCGTCACCTCCTATATATCACCCTTATATTATATAAGATAGAGCAAAAATTTAATTTGTCAAGAGTAAATCCGAGATTTAAATGATTAAATTATCGCAGCTCCCTCATAACCTGTGCTGTAGTGAAGCGAAGTAGCTGATCTCTATCAACTTGAGGGTCATTAACTAATTGCCCTGCCATATAATTAACACCTTTCACTATAGCAGCCTTATATGCAGAACTATCTCTACTAAAAGCTTCTTGTCCAATCTTATTAACTAGCTGTAGGAATGCTGCATTATCTTTAACCATGCTCCTAACATGAGTTATATGCTTTAGAAGATCATTTAATTGCATCTTTACTCCCATCTCATAGTTAATATCTACTTGAACAGTATGTTGTGCTTGGTTTGATTTGATGTCCATTACGTTAGCTACAACGCTGAAGCCTACAACACCTAAAAGCACTAAACCTAACTTATTCATTTTAAAATCTCCTGTTATTAATCATATCCTTATATTATATAATATAGGGCAATAATTTAGAATGTCAAGGGTAGATAATAAAAAAGACTCACTTATTTGTGAGCCTTTAGTTCTTTATTTAACGAGAGAACCAGTCCTCGTCACCTCCTTCCTTAATAAACTGAGCCGAAGATATGAGACACCTGGAGTTTAGTTTGTATGTTTCTCATGATGTGTGCTCCCTATTAGTTAAGAGTTGTTCTAGTAGCCTTGCTGTAGCTGTTTTCAGAATCTCTTCCATTTCTTCGTCAGTAGGCACCCTATTGATAGTGATCATACCTCTATCAACCATTTCCACAGAGGCTGAAGTAAGGATTTTGTTTGTATCTTCAGCGCCGACCATATACCCTGAAATACCTCCTACCACAAAAGTTGTTAATAAGGTTAAAAGACTTAATATAACTATAAGTGCAGTTCTCATACATATCTCCTTTATCTACTTATGAACCTCACAGGAACGTCACTTCTTCCGTCCGGGTGATTGGTTACACTGTGATCTCTTTCTCTACTTGCCTGGTTCTAAACTCTTTGAATAGTGAAAAAGATCCTTGGTTTCCTTCTATTATCTCTGCCCTTATCGCTTTAGGCCAAGATGCTTTACTGCGAACTAAAGCAACAAATTCAGACAGTATCTTCTTTCCCGCTCCGCTCCCTCTTCGTTTTTTAGACACATAAATAAGCTCAATCATTATGTGTGATTCCAGTACTCGGTACAGGATAAAAGAAGCTAAACTCCCCATGTAAAAAGTCTGAACACCCTCATACTTGTTGTAGGGATCGAATCCCGGGTTCGCATGTCCTTCTAACACCAATTCTTTTATGGCCTCCTCATATAAGCCTGTAGGTAGGACTGTCATAACAAACTCCCTTCTTACCCTTCCTGGTCTACTGTAGATCTATAGAATCTATTGAACACCTCTGTCCAGTACTTAACTGCTGGAGGAGTCATAGCGTCTACAGCGTTATAATAAGAAATCCAATACTGGTTCTCCGTGCGAATCTCTTCTTTGATTCTTTTAAGTTCTTTATTCATGACCTGTCTCCCTTCTAACCTCTTATATAATATAATATAGTATTTTAGTGTTGTTTGTCAAGAGACAAAGTGAAACTTTTTAATATTTAAAATAACCCTATTTACCTCTTGACAAATGATCTAATCCATGTTATTATAAGGTTACTGTTCCGGGGGTTTCCATACCTATAGCAACCTCCTGTTTTATTAATTAGCTAACACATGAAACAGTATCTGTGCTGCATGGTTTTTCTTTGAAGTTTCGTCTTCGTTAATATATTTATATAATTTAGCTTCTTTTGAGAACAGACTTGCTTCTCTAGAACTAAGTAACTTATAAATCCCGTTACCTAGTTTCTGTGCAAAGTTGCTTCCTGGAGCTTCTTTTACCATATAAATGATGCTAGCTGCAAGACCATATGTGTGTTGTTCTTTAGCTTGATCAATATGGTTATCCATAAATGATTGAACAACAGCTCCTGGCTCAAGGTTATATTTAACCATGTCCCTCATATCCTGTTCCGCTAGCTCGGCTACATAAGCTACAACAGCCATAACCTGTCTATTGATCTCTTCTTGAGAGCTCTGAGTAGAAGCAGCCTGGTGAGTGCTTTGCTTCTGGTGCATCTCATAAGAAGCTCCAAGTAAACCTAAACCAAATAACCCTAACATTATTTTATATGAAATATTCATGTCCTGTTCCTTTCTTTAAGTAACTATTGTTATACTATATAATATAGAGCAGATAACCCTCTTTGTCAAGGGTTGGCACCTTTTTTATATGAAAATAATATTTATCCTTGACAACAGGACCTTAAAGTACTATATTATAAGTCATAAGGAAGGCACGGATAGGGAGGACCCAAGTCATGACATTAAGATTGAGTGAACATAAGCATAATATAGTATTTTTATTGAACTGGTATCTTTCTTTTGGAGGGTGCTGGGAAGAGGAAGTACTTGAATTCATAAAAGATAAACCGGTTTTTGTCATAGAGCATAGACCAGATGGCACTAGGTTCATATATAAGAAAGGTTGCTAACATGAGTAAAGATAACATAGTAGATGTAACAGATGTTATAGGAAACAACAGAGCTAAAGAAGTGTATGAGCAGAGACTTCGAGGTAACACTAAACATAGTGAACGTAAAATAGCTCAGATAATATCATATGAAGAGTTTGTTAAGTATAGGGATTGGAAAGAACTTGACAGGCTCCTAACCTACTGGGAAAAAAACTTAGGAAAAGATTAAAAATAATTTACTTCTAGCTCTTGACATTCGGTTCCAAAATACTATCTTGTATAATGTAAGGAACAGGCATAAGCAACAGGAGATTTTATCATGGAAAACAATGTAATTAGTATCACGGACCGCCTTATCGATAAATGTTTTAAGGATTATGCTGACAAGGTTAGAGATCATGATATGAGTAAGTGCGATATATACGCAATGCCAGAGTCAGCCGAGATTATTTCTTATGAGAAGTTCAAGGCGGTAAGAGCAGCTAAACAAAGAAGTATGTTCGCTGCTAAGTTCGGTGAAGAGTAACTAGTAGGAGATTTGGTCATGAAACGCTTAACAGACTTCCACATAGCAGCCTTATCAGCAACAGTGAGTCTTGTAGGTGCTACAGGCGCTACAGCTGTGGACGTCTGGTGGGCTTGGACAGAATACACTATATCCGGTATGGATCACTTAGACAACGTAGCAATAGGGTTATTTCTAGGTTTAGTGTTAATCATCGCATCCGCAGTAATATTGATATGGTCAGTGAAACGACATAACGACACAGGTAAGAAACCTATTCAGTCCAAAGACGACATTGACTATAGAATAGCCTTAGCTATGCGTAGATCTTGTATTAACAAACTAAGACTTAAGGAAAAAGCCATAAAGCATAGAAAAAGAAGATAGGAGTTTATCATGAATCGATATAGTATGATGTTTAATAATTTTTCACAGGAAGATGTAGTGGACGAAGGTCTGGGGCACGACCCTATTGACTCAACAACAAAAGAAGACATAAACCTCCGTTTGGAAGAAGTTGAATTCTTTGTAGCTAAGATGAGGGACATCATGGAGCACTCTGACGTGTTACCTAGAAATAATTTTACGGCAGAGATCATGGCTCTATCAGATCTGTCACAACACACTTTAGAAAGATTAAATAAAGTAATATAAGCCTTGATTATTTGAGTGTTTTATGGTACTATAAGTAGTACCTATAGAATAAGAAGAGATATAGGGAGAGATTATCATGAAAAAGAAGCGTACTGAATATGAAATAGGTGTTAAATTCCTTGCTCGTAAGGTAGGACTTCCTTTCGATAAAGACGGTGTCTTACTTTCGATCAATGCGATGAGAGGTAACCGATTCGGGATTAGATCTGAGATGGAAGCTCTTCTCAAAGTCCGCAGCACTGTCTGGAGCAAGTTAGATGTGGTAGAAGCTAGGCTGCGTAAAAGTAAAACTGGAAAGAGAAAGATTCTACCTTGTGTTCAAAAAGAACTAACGTCTCTTCAAACACAAAGTGTTATGTTAACACGTAACATACAAACTTTAATGACCCTTCTAACCTAAGGATAAGTATTATGACAAAAGAATACACTCAATTAGAACTATTTTCTCAAGGAAGTGAAGAGAGTGTCTTGGATGAAGGTCCGGACACCTCTCCCATCCTTCTAAGTGTTAACGGAGAGCTAGGTAAAGATGATTTGGTTAAGAGTTTATTAGGGATACAAGCTGAGATGCTCGTAAACAACCCTGAAATAGACCCTACGCACCTCATTCTAATGATCAATTCACCAGGAGGGAGCTTAGAAGAAGCCTTCGCCGCAGTCAATTTGTTGGAAGTTATAGGTAAACCTGTAGTGACTGTCGCTAACACTTCTGCCCATTCAGCAGGATTGATGTTGTTAGCTAATGGTACCAAAAGGATAGTTTTACCCGACTCCATCGGCATGACTCACACGTTCGCCACAAGCACTGGAGGAAGTTACCATAACATCAAAGACTCTATGGAGCATATGAAGATCCTAGAAGAGAATTTAGTTAGTAACTACATGAAAAAGACAAAACAAAGTGAGTTCGTAGTACGTAACACATTTTTTGGCAGAAAAGATTTGTTCATGGACTCTTATGACCTTGTTCGTTATGGGTTTGCTGACAAAGAGGTGCTCCCTAAGAATCTTATGGCAGAATTGAGGGTACCGTGAGAAGGCAGAGAAAAAATCTATCTAAGTATAGAAGCAGTTTAGAGGAGAAAGTCACAAACAAACTTAAAGAGCAAGGAGTGTCTTATGAGTACGAAACGGTTAAGTTAAAATATGAGAAGAAACCTTCTGTCTACACACCAGATATACTATTAAGTAATGGTATTATCATAGAGATCAAAGGATACTTTGATGCGGCAGATAGAGCAAAGCATCTCCTCATAAAAGATCAGCATCCTGATATAGACTTGCGTTTCGTATTCGATAACAGCAACAAGAAAATACACAAAAATTCAAAGACAACTTATGCGGACTGGTGCCATAAACATGGATTCCTATTCCATGACAAAGAAATCCCTATGGAGTGGGTTTTAGAAAAGACAAGTGACTAATAAAGCAAGAAGGAGCGTAAGACATGAATGAAGATTTAGAATATCTACCTTATCAAGAAGCTTCTTCAGTAGAAGAGTTCGTGGCCGAGATCGAAGAATATATTCAGGATTTGGGAGGCTTTGTAGCCATAGACCCTCAGACCAGGGATATTGTAGGGGCTATTAATATTAGCGCAGAGGCGAGGCATAAGATCATAGCTGTTCTACAGACGATCGTGGATGAGCTTATAATGAGGAGCCTGCCTGATAGTGAGCCCATTCTTAAGCTAGCCGGTTCTTACCTTAAGTATTTTAGGTACAAGTCACAAAAACATCTAAATAGAGTTAATTAAGAAAGGATTTGCCTTATGGCTAAAGCATCCAAGAAAGTCGGAAAGAACAGGCCGTTTAAGCTATCTATAGCGCCTATAACTCCTGCCACAGATAATCAACGAGTGGCTATGGGGTTGATGGATGATTTCCAAGTTGTTATTATGGAGGGATTGGCTGGTACAGGTAAGACATTTTTAGCAGTTCACCACGCTTTATCTTTAGTGCTTTCCGGGAAAAAAGATAAGATCATCTTCACCAGGCCTCTAACCACTGTAGGTAATGAGAAGATGGGCTTCTTGCCCGGAGATGTTAACGAGAAAACAAGGCCTTATGCTGAACAGTTTATTGAATATTTATCTGAATTCAGTCCTATGTTATCTGTGAAAGATATAGAAGAGATACAAGAGAAAGTCGAATTCATTCCTGTAGGCTTTCTTCGAGGACGTAACTTCAGAAATAGCGTTGTTATAGCAGATGAGTTTCAAAACAGCACCCAGCTGCAGATGAAAACATTATTAACACGTATTGAAGACTCTTCTCAATTGATTATATTAGGAGATATGAAGCAAGAAGATATGACACAAACTAAAGGTAACGGACTTGCAGATCTGATTTATAAGTTACACACACATAAGAATCAAGAGTATGTAGGACACGTAAGGTTTGGCATTGAAGATATTCAACGAGGTCCTTTTGTTAAGTTTGTTATGGAGTTATACGGGGACCTTTAATTACGAAAGGAAGGTAGATGATATGAAAGATTTATATAACACATCATTGGGGGTGCTGTTCCTAGCGTCTTTTGGTAGCTGGGTTAGGGGTAGCCCTAGGAGCAGGGTTAAGTGTTGTTGGATGGATGATGTATTTGAAAGGTAAATAGATGAAAGATATTAAGACACCATTCGGACCTATAGGAGAGTTCGTATACAAGAGGACATACGCGAGACGTATATTAGACGACTATGAAGACACAGAGTCTTTCCACATGACGATTAAAAGGGTGTTAAACGCAGCCAGGGATCAGTTAAAGGTTCCTGACCTTCAAGACCAGGAATATTACAACAAAGCCTACCGTATGCTTAAAGAACTTAAAGGTTCTGTGGCCGGTAGGTTTTTGTGGCAATTGGGTACCACAACAGTTGATCGTCTGGGTCTTCTTTCTTTACAGAACTGTGCTTTCACAGTAGTTAACGATCCGATACGTCCATTTACATGGGCTTTTGATGCGTTGATGCTAGGAAGTGGCGTAGGATTCAATATTCAACTTAAACACGTGTATGGATTACCTCCAGTCCTTCCTGGAGTAGAGGTAACTCACAAAGACTCTACAGATGCTGACTTCATCGTCCCTGACTCTAGAGAAGGCTGGGTCGCACTCTTAGACAAGACTTTGAGATCTCATTTTGTTACAGGGGAGTCTTTCACCTACAGTACAATCCTAGTAAGAAAATATGGAGAAGTTATAAAAGGCTTCGGCGGCACAGCTTCCGGTCCAGCTCCCTTGATCACTGGAATTAAAGAGATATCTCGTATTCTACAGACCAGACAAGGTAGGAAGATAACTCCTGTAGACGCTTTAGATATCATGAACGTGATAGGAAGTATAGTTGTTGCAGGTAATGTAAGGCGCTCGGCTCAAATCGCTCTAGGCGACCCTATTGACACTAACTTCTTAAGTGCTAAGCGCTGGGATATCACCGTAAACACCAAAGATGATCTCCCCTCTTATATATGGGATGGTTATTTAGGTGAGATGCGAGATAAAGTAGAGAAGGAATACGGAGAGTCAGCTGCTGCTGATTTACTCAGGGTTAAAGTAAGCGCTACTCCATATTACAGGAGCATGTCAAACAACTCTGTAGTTGTCAAGGATATAGATGATCTTCCAGAGGCCTTATGGGAAGGTTATATGGGAAATGGAGAGCCTTACGGTTTAATTAATCTACCCTTATCTAGGACCGTAGGACGACTGGGAGAAACTCAGTATCCTGACCCTGATGTAGAGGGTTATAATCCGTCAAAGCAGGCGGCTTAAAGGAGAGATCCTTTTCGAATAACTTATCTAAAAACAGGGGACGTCCAGACCGGATAATCCTGTGCTAACTCGTTATGAGGAGTGCAACGACTATGAGCAAAGATTTAAAACACTTAGTAAAAAGGCTTTGGTATTACTCGGCCTTTGACGGTGGACTTTATCGCGTAAAAGGAGCAGGCAACGCTTATTTCGCGATTAATATGGTTAAAGAGAACTTAGACTACATCAACAAAATCAAAGAAGCATTTGATGACTTAAACATAGGCTTCAAAATATATGACCGAAAGGATTATAATACAGATGGCTGCATAAGAAAGCCGCAATGCAGGGCACAATCGAGCCGACATCCTAAGCTACAAACTATTTGGGAAAGGTTGTACATCGATGGACGCAAGGTCATAGATCCTCACATGCTTACCTTACTAGACCGAGAGGCCTTAGCTATTATGTTTATGGCGGACGGTAGCAGATACATCGATAAAAGATGCAAAGCGTCTCCTAAATACACATTAAACATCAAAGGTTATAGCTACGGAGACCAGTGGCTGCTCAAGAAGGCCCTCAAAGAGAAGTTGGACCTAGAGTTTAATATTAATAGACAAAATAACTACTATTACCTAGTTTTAAGAACTAAGGACGTTGCCAAATTCGAGTCCTTAGTAGAAGACCATATTTTACCAAGTTTTAAATACAAGCTCGGACGATAAGCCCCTTTCAAAAGGGTGGTGATATAGTCTGATCTATATAGGAATATATAGGCATACACTTAACGGTATATGCATAACAGAAATGGTGCAGAGCAATCTCTTGCCAATTATGAAACCTGTTGTTTGGCAGAAGTGTTTTTACCTAATAACAAAACAAAGGAGGAGCTTTGGGATATCGTAGAGCTTTTATATAAGATCAATAAACACAGTCTAGCCCTTCCATGTCACTTAAAAGAGACAGAACATATTGTTCATAAGAACATGCGCATGGGTATAGGCGTAACAGGCTACTTACAATCCACACCGGAGCAAAGGCTTTGGTTAAAAGATACATATGTCAAGTTACGCGAACTAGATAAGAAATACTCTGCTGAACACGGTTTCAACGAGAGTATAAAACTCACCACAGTCAAGCCTTCTGGCACATTATCTTTGCTAGCAGGCGTGACATCCGGAGTCCATCCTGGATACAGTAGGTATTATATCAGACGCGTCAGGGTCTCGACAAGTTCTCACTTGCTTCCTGCCATTAAAGAAGGTGGATATCCAATGGAGCCAGCAAAAACCATCCAACTTAAGGTGGAAGAGATTGACATCGAGAAACTAAAGATCTTAGTGAAAGATAAGTTTGATGAAGGAGGACTTGAAGCAGTAAAAGATATGGACATTTCCATTCAAAAAGTCATAAGTCCTACCCGCGTAGTGATCCAAACCCCTGTTGAGGTAGACGATCCTATGACTAATGTAGTTTCTTTTCCTTGTGAGTCTCCTGAAGACGCAGTCTTAGAAAAAGATGTGACTGCCATTCAGCAACTTGAATATGTCAAAGAACTACAGACCAACTGGTCGGACAACAGTGTGTCTTGTACAGTCTACTATAAAAAGGAGGAGCTTCCTGAGATAAGGGAGTGGCTGAGAGAAAACTTCGCTAATTCTGTTAAGTCGGTGTCCTTTCTGTTACACAGTGAGCACGGATTCTCGCAACCTCCTTTAGAAGAGATAACAGAAGAAGTGTATAATGACATGAAAAGTAAGATAACTGAAGTAGATTGGAACCTGACGCAGCATGATGTAGAAGAGTCTTTGGAATGTGGATCGGGAGGATGTCCAATAATTTAAATAAACCAAAAGGGTTGACATGTTCGACCCTTGTGTTATATACTATATGTAGTATGTGACCTTCAATAGGAGATATTAATATGAGAATTAATGTATCGGTACTTGGGCTGGTCTTGTTGGGAACAGCTCTTTACTACGTTACTCCAGAACCTTTGGTGGAACGCAATGAAAATATAATCACGTTCGACACGGGATTCTCCTTCGAGGCAGGAGAAGAGTTCGTCGAACATATGAAAGACATCAACGAACATGAAGGAGTTAATGAACGGGCTCTTGTTGAGATAACTTCTTCAGGAGGGTATGTTAGCGTAGGGGAGGAAATGGCCTATTTTATGAAGAAAGGCGTTCCAGTAGACACCTTCGTACCTAGACGAGCTGCATCTATGGGAGTGGAGACTTTCATTCTCGGACAAGATCGTTATATCGATCCGGACGCCGAGTTGCTTCTGCACGGGGCATACTCTGGAAAATATGCTTTCAATGAACATAGCCTTAAAAAAGCAGTGGAGTTGGTAAACGACCCGACTATGGCCATCCTCATGGAGCTCCTTCGAGAGCAGGGAATTCTGGAGGCCCACGAAGAAGCCATGGTGCCAATAGTTTCAGCCGCTTACACGCTGGGCATTGACACAAGCGACCCAATAGCACTTCAATTGGCCTTAACTCATTATATTGATTATGGTAAAGAGTCAGCTTTGCATGAACTAGAGTCTGCTTATCAGTCCCTCGCTGGTTCCAACGCTAAAGGGTTTGATAGACTGGTTCAGATAATACAAGAGAAGAATCCTGACATGACAGAGGCTTATATCTACGTGCACATTGTTAAGAAACATGCTCGAGATGTAATCATCACAGGCCGAGAAGCTTACGAACTAGGGATCGCTACTCACCTAGGGGAACCCGATCCTAGCAAGTACAAGGAGGATTAGTTGTGTTTAGAGATGCTTTATCAAAAGTAGATAGATCGAAGTTCGTTCTATTTACTTCTCTTCTGGTATTAGTGGTGGTGGTGGAGATCTTCTTCACTGCCATCATTCCCCTTTGGCGGGAGCATTTCTATGATGTTCTTGAGGCTAAAGATCAAGACAATTTCTATAAGTCCCTGACTTACTTTACCGGACTTATGTTAGGCCTTGGGTTTTCTCAAGGCCTTAAAGTCTGGGCAGGGCAGTTAGTGTCTTTCGAAATGAGGAAAGCCTCCACTAAGCTCCTTTTTAAGAAGTGGGTAAAGGGCGATAGAGAAATCCCTAACTATACCCAAGCTATGACAGAAGCTTTAAGGAATGCTACCGAGATGTATTTAATGGTCGGCACTGAGTTGTTTATCTCTTTCAGTATCGTCATCTCCCTCATATTCGTTAACTTAGATCAACCTGTCATACTTCAAGCTTCTGCTGTATACACCGGTATTATGATTGCTGTAGCGGTATTATTTAATCGACCTATGGTCAATGCAGATGCAGGATGGCAGAAAGAAGAAGGGTATTTCCGAGAGACGTTGAGTTACATTTACTCAGGTAATGATTGTTTTACTTTCAAAGAAAAGCTTGAGAATATATCTCTTGCATACTACCGCTACATTAAGGTTGTGATGTACTTCGCTTTGTTTAGTCGCTTAAAGGGAGCCCTTGGGTCGTTAGTTCCTTATATACTTCTCTCCTACCCTTACTTTGCCGGAGAGATCACACTAGGAGCTTTCATGAAAGGAGTGGCCTCTTTCGAGCTGATTGTGATTAACTCTACTATTATTGTTATCGTATATCCTAACTTGACTAAAGCCAGAGCTTCTTTAACGATCGCTAAAGAGTTCTACAGTAAAATAAAAAATAGAGAGGTTTAGAATGGGATTACATCTTAGAAAAGAAAGATTAGAGAATATCACAGCCACTGAGATGAGTTCCGTTCTTGGCCTCAATCCTTATAAGACAGCTTCGGCTGTCCGTAAGGGTAAATTAGACCCTCAAAAAATAGAAAGCATCCACTTACGTAGGGGTGTTTTGTTGGAGCCAGCAGTTCTGGAGGCCTTAAAAGAGGATCTAGGATGGGAGACTCTCAGGCACGAGGACTCTACTATAGTGATGAAAGATCATCGCATAGCCGCCACTCCGGACGCTTACCTAACTCACAAGAAAGGTCTGGTCGAATGTAAATCCATTGGGTACAAATCTTTCGAGAAGTGGTACTATCAAGCTCCTCCTGCTTATTTAGTGCAGGCACATGTTCAGATGATGGTTACAGGACTTCCTGTATGTTACTTGGCTGCCTTAGAGGCAGGAGATCCATATGTTTGTGAGTGGAGGCTTGTTGTTTGGGAAGTTGTAGCGGATAAAGATATGGAAGCTTTGATGCAAGAGGAGGTACGTAAGTTCTGGGACCTCTTCAAAGAAAACAAAGCCTTGAGAGCTTCTGAGCCTGTCAAGACCAAAGCCTTGGGGTTGTTAAACCGCAGTTCGAAGATCATCTACCCTAAAGACATCCCTATTCCTGAAGAAGTCGAGGCTGAGGCTATGTTTTCAAAAATCCTATCAGTCTTCGAGTAACATAGCTAGTGAATTTACAGGAGATTAAAAATGCTCTCAAGTTTCCCAGACTCCTATCCGTTTGTGAATAAACAAGGAGTTACCTTAGAATCAGCGGAGGTCAACGCAATAATCATTGACTTATTAACAAAAAAAGTGTACAACAAGGAGTATGGATTAGAGATAGCCTTGGCTACTCTATGTTCCATGACTTATTTGACTGATAAATCAAAATTCAAAGATCTGACAATAGCTCTTTTTCATAAGATACGTAAGCAGACCTTCTTCAAAGAGAGAAGAAGAGTAGGGGATACCACAGAGTTCAAGTTCAATGATGAGATTATGTCTTCAGGGACCTTGACAGAGAGTAATTTAGTTGATAAACTCTCGGTAGAAGGTTTTATCTCTGAGAAGGAACAGGAAGAGTTATTCGACCTGACTCGCAAAGAGAGATACAAGGCCTTGCAGAAGCTTAAGAAATACGCACAACAGTTAAAGGAGAGAAGTCTATGTTGAATGATAGTGACTCAAGACAATTAATGATCATTATGCAGAATGCTTTAGGACATGCCACTAAGTTGTCTATACATAACTCTAAAGGAGAGGTTGTGGAGGTGGATGAGGTTATAAAACTAGCCAAGCGCATTGCCTCAGAAGTAGTACGAGTGAGTAACAAAGTAAAGGAGATGAAATAATGACAACAGTTGCTAGAAAAAATTATATGCTCAAAGACGTAGAAACTACCTTCGTAGCTTTGAAAAGACCTTTCACCTCTAAGTATGGATCCTCGTATTCAGTGTCCATTGAGTTGGACAAAGACAAATCTAGTCCAGAAAACCTGGCTATCCTCTCTGACCTTATGAAGCAAATGGCTAAAGGAGGTCCTGTGGATATAAAGGATGAGACAGGTCTTGTCTCTACAGGTAGGTTTCGCTTATCTTTCTACTCAGACGTTCCTGTGCCTGTGGCTGACGGCCAAGGTAACATCATCCCGCTAGAGCAGTTACCGAACATCGACAAAGGGACGGTAATCAACTTAAAGTTTGCTTTAGTCAAAGGTAATTATGGAGTCAATAAATATATCCAAGGTGTTCAGATAGTTAAGTTGAAAGAGTTTGTGGCAGGAAGTAGTGGAGGAGTAGGTAGCTCTGTTTCTTTTGAAAAAGCTAGTGATTACGCTTTCTCGGAAGATCCTGTTAAAGGAGAAAAGACCAGCAAAAAAGGCAATGCTGATTTCGAGTCAGTGTTTGATTGACAATTGGGGACAGGAGAGAGGGTATTATGAGACAAGTAGCAATCGACTTCGAGACATTCTTGATAAACGAGTGTGAAGGTAGTGCTCCCACTCCTGTGTGTCTTTCCTACTACGACGGAAAGTCTGAAGGGGTGTTTGTTGGATCAGACATCCCTTCTTTTTTGTCTTCACTCGACGGTGACGAAGAGATAATAGCACATAACGTGAAGTTCGAGTTCTCTGTGATCTTAAAGCACTACCCAGAACTGACAGATTGGGTCCTGGAGAAGTTAGACAAGGAGCTTGTATGGTGTACATTGATCAGCGAGCAGATAAGGAGTATCGCACTTCCTAATAAGATACAGAAATTCACCCTGGCTTCTTTGGTCGAGTCTTATCTAGGCGAAGATATTTCAGAAACCAAGACTGACCCAGACGCTTGGCGAACCAGGTATTCGGAGCTTGCTCATATCCCATTAAAATTATGGCCGCAAGCAGCCGTAGATTATAGTATAATGGATTCGAAGTATACGTACCAGATACGACAGAAACAACAAGTCACTCACGTAGACTCCGTAAGGGCTTCTGTCTGCTTGGGTATGATGGCTGACAGAGGTTTTCAAAAGAGGCCTGAGCATGTGAAAGAAGTCTATGAGTCCTTAAGGAAGAAAATGGGACCCATGCAGGAGAAGTTGATTGCGGCAGGTTTTGCTGAGATCAACAAAAAAGGAGAGTTCAAGAAAAAGACTAAAGCGATTAGGGACTACCTTGAAAACAACGTTCCAGGTGTATCAAAAACAGATAAAGGCAATGTATCCACAGACAAGCAGACTTTGGCTAAATACAAAGATGACTCAGTTATGTCTTTATGGGTGGACTACATGCACCTTGAGAAGCTAACTAATACTTATATCAAAACTATACAAGAAGCCGAGTCAGTTGTTAGGACAGATTATAATGTTGTTGTAGATACTTGTAGAACAAGCGCGAGAGCCTCTAAATTGTATCCTGCATTGAATGTCCAGAACATCCCCAGAGGAGACGGTATTAGAGAATGTTTCGGTGCCAGGAAGGGCTTTAAACTTGTTTCTATAGATTACTCTGCTTTGGAACTTGTGTGTGCTGCACAACAACTATTTAAGCTATATAAGAAGTCTGCCATGCTTGAGGTGTTAAATGAAGGAGAATATCCTGCAGACCTTCACTCAGCCTTAGGATGTAGATTGATGTCAGAGGATGTAGGGAGAGAGGTCTCTTATGAAGAATTCTTAGCTAACAAGAAAGACCCTGCGTATGGAAAGTATCGCACCATGGCCAAACCACTTAATCTCGGATATCCTGGAGGTATCGGCCCTAAAACCATGGCCAGGACAGCTAAAGAGTCTTACGGAATTGATATGACGCAGACTCAAGCCGCATACTATAGAAAAGTTTTCTTTCAAACGTATCCTGAGTTTCAATCCTTTTTAAAACACGATATCAAACAACTCTGTCTATCTGGTCAGACCAAGTCCCGCCTAAATCCCTCGAGATCACCCTTCGACATTCCTGAGGAGTATTACTACAAATATAAAAAACTAGTTAGAAGAGGGTGTTCTTATAGCGCTGCCTGTAATGGCTTCCTAATGCAGACGCCTGCTGCTTTTGGCACTAAACGTATGTTGTGGAGACTGTTGCAAGCGACGATCAAAAGAGAAGATATTTACCCACTAGCATTTATTCATGACGAGGTGTTGTTTGAAATAAAAGATGACAACTCTCTTGACAACAATGTAGAAGACATGGCATACTTAATGATAGACTCCATGAAAGAAATCCTTCCTGATGTGCGAGTAGTTGTCGAATCAGATATGGGAGATTACTGGAGTAAAGAAGGAATGGGATCAACTAGAAAGTTCTGGAAATAGTATGTATACAGTATGTCCTAAATGTTCACACTTAAGAAAGAAATCTACATCCAAGTCACTAAGTGTCAGGGATATGGATGGAGAGTATGTGGTTAAGTGCTTCCACGCCGCTTCCTGTGAGTGGAACACTCCTACCACATTAACCGAAGAACAGTTCGAGGCTTTGGGGGTAGAGGCGGAGCCTTATGTCCCTGCTGTTGCCAGACCAATCCCGAGGGAATTGATCCCCCCTGACGACGATACAAGAACTTACTATAGGTACAAAGATAGTGAGAGTCAAGTAGTCTTAGTAACCTTGCGTATAGATAAGGGTCCTGGAAACAAAGTTATTTTTCCTATGCATTATGATGGAGAAAGGCTTCAACCTGGAATGCCTGCCGGTTTATTTTTATTTGGTCGAGAGACTTTACTACGGCACCCCAACGCACCTGTATTGGTAGTTGAAGGAGAGAAGACGGTTAAGGCCGCTTACGCATCACTAATGTCCAAGGGAAAGGAGATGGCTGTAGTCTCG